GCTCTGGCGTGGGCTCTGGCGTGGGCTCTGGCGTGGGCTCTGGAGTTGGTTCTGGGGTTGGCTCTGGGGTTGGCTCTGGGGTTGGGGTTGGCTCTGGGCTTGATGGCGGACCAACGACCCAAGATGTGTTTGTGATTGTCAGCGTGCCAACGCCACAGCATGAATCAAGTGAAAGAACACGGAACCCAAAGGCCCCGCCAGCCGTCACGTAGACCTCAACAGTCCCGCTGGCGCTTTTCGTATTGTTGGCAAGATCGGTCCAAATATCTGCAAGCAAAACCTGCGGGCGGTCAAAGTACGCATTGTCGGTTGTGATAAAAGACCAAGAGAAAGACACCGTCTCGCCGAGGGATGAGTTCGTTGTGATTCCAGTCACGGTGTTTACCCACGGCTGGCCCGGCAGCACGTTATTACTACCATCAATGACAATCGTTCCGTCGGTAAGGATTATGGTTCCGTTTGCGTCTACCTGCTGATCCCATTGATCGGTATCGTCAAGGGCATAAACAGGAGATGTGACGTATCCAAAGAATAAAGCGCTTACAATCAGCCATATGATTGCAGCAGCTACAAACCGCTTCTGGGTCATTTTCCCTGTCCGGAAAGCCAGGCTACAATCCCACTGACGCCAGTAAGGCCAAGAATGCCAATGACAAATTTGGCAAGTCGATACGCGCCACGCGTTTCTGCCATTTCAACGCGCATGGCAGAAAGCTCCTCCTCGATCTTGTCGAGGCGGTCAAGAATTTGCTGAACGTTGTTCGCAGTCACATCGGCACCTCATGTTGTGTGGATGCATTGATGTGTTGCACTATATTATGCGCCTACTTCAAGCGCAAGTCATTTAACCTCTGCGCGCCCAGCCGTCGCCCTTATAAAAAATGTTTGACGCAGAAAAAACTTTATTCAGTTCTTTTCCGCACTCTTTATGTATTTTCTTGCTTTCGTCGGACATTGCGTGCATAATTTCTACTTTTTTTTCGCATTTGTCGCAAAAGTACTCGTAGACTGGCATTATTTCTTTTCTTGATCTTTAAACTTAGCCAACTCCGCCTCAAGTTCGGCAATCTTTGCCTGCAGCGCAGCGATCTGCGACTGATAGATGTCGCCCTGAACGACCATCGCACCGATCTTCCTAAGGAGATCCTCTACTGTGATCTGAATGTTATCCGACATTTTGTCCTCCAAAATTTTGACCAGTGAGGCGACATGCCTCCCTTATTACCGAGTTTACATTACAGTCTAACCCTTCGTCAACATAGGTCAGTTTGATAATGTTTGGGTGTCTTTTGACAATCTCTGCCACCACCTCTGGGTTTTGATCTGTTTCAATTCTAGCAAGTGCGGCTGGCCCACCTGGCTCTAGGGCATCGGAATGCGGAACACTTAACCACAGGCTAGAAAACTCCGCATTACCTTCTAGGAGTTTAATAAACGTTTTGTCTATAAGAAAATAGTCATCGTCACCATGGGCGCCCAGATAGGACTGCATTGCGCTAATCCAAATCAGTGGAATTCTTGACCCGCTTTTTGAGGCCATAAACCACCCGCACGCGCCAGATAGCCCAACTGGTTCGTGGGGGTGCCACCTGCCATCTATCTTCATCCACCTTTGTCCTCGGTACATCCAGAAATCCCGCCCTAGGGGGAGCCATTCGTCCAGTGGTCGCAGGCACATAACGCTGGCATCAGTCCAGACGCCACCATAGGCATGCATTAGGTATAGCCGGATTAGATCCGAGCGCTTTTGCAGCGACAGGGACCTAGGAGCGATAGCTTCTGGAACATAATCCGTAATGTTTTTCTCTGTCAGAAGAACTATTTCCCAGTCTGGGTTTAGCCTTACCCATGAATCTAGGCATAGCCTTGCGACACGGGGCGCTTGATCCCATCCTTGAAACCATAAAATCCAAATCCTTTTAATCAATTGGGTAAGCCCCCACATTTACATATTCGTATTGATTCCTTCTGACAAGGTTGTTAAACTTAAAGTACATTTTTCTGTTGGCGTCTCCAAGGTACACCCCAGCATAAGCCTCATATGATTTAATTTTGTTTTCGTTATCTGGATCTGTAAAATATTTCTGCATATTTTTCTCAATTTCGTCAAATATGTCCCCTGTAAATCCAGCGCCCCCAGCAAGGTCTCTAACGTTTTCCCTGTTTCCATACTCTTCCGTTTCTTCCTCGCAATACATATGGAAAATTGGGCAAGGGACATACGGATAGACTAAGCTAAATCCATTGTTAATCAATTCAATTGACTGAACAATCTCCTCTTCCCAAAACAAAAATTCGGGGTGCAGCCCAACATGTTGCACGAGAATCCTTGTTGAGAACATAAATGCACCAGTAACCTTGATGGCTGGTGCGAAACCGGTTTCTTTCACAAGTTTTTCTAGATTCATTGTCACATGGCTTGGGTCTTTATGTCTCCACCTTGGAATCGCGTCCTTTACCCACCACCATCCCGTCATCCAATACGGATAACCGACAACATCACTTTCGCTGTAGTCAAGTTCGTAGTTTTTTTGCGATGGATACCAATAGGGCTCGGGAACTCCGGTAACAACTGTTCTCTCATTTTTTGTTATTTTTAAAGCACGGCTATGTGTTTCAATCAGCTTACTGTCCCAGTCTTTTACGAAATAAGAATGCGCGTCAACCTGTAGAACGTAGTCTTCGTCCCCATACATGGAATACGCTGCATTTCTCCCTTTGCCAATCCCATAATTTTCTGCAAGTGGAAAATGCCTAATTATTACATTTGGTATAGAGAATATGTCTGGAGATTCTTGCTGCTGGCTGGCAAATGCCTCGTCCGTAGATATGTAAGCAACACCTATGGAGACGTCGTTATTTCCTGATCTGTTTTGCAGGCAGGATAATATAGTGACTGGGAGCTCGGAGTCCCGCTCCAGCACGGATACCGACACATAAATACTTTTTTTTACGGCGTTGCTGGGCATGTGTGTACGGATTGCGTTTTTACTATAGATGAATGCCATGGTGGATTTACGCCAAGACTGTTGTTAAGGGATATCCCCGGTCGCGCAACGGCACCAGCCTGAACAAAATCTGGGCTCTTAAGGGCTGCAGCACTTATCTTTTCATATTTCCCCATTGATTGAACCCTGTCCCCGTGGCACCTTAGCCTCAATGGGTTGTCGGAGTGATCATATCCAATCATGAGCGGGACAAATTCATCCGCTGGTATAATTGCTTTTGGCGTATTCGCCCTGATGAGAGCATCTGCCCCCTTGGGGGTGATAACGTACGAAGAAAGCCAGTAGGGATATCTTGGCATAATCAGATCGTCGTCAATTCGGGTAATTTTAGATGGAATATTTTCCATATATCCAAGATATAGGATGTCATATTTCTTTATGGCTCTTTCATAAAGATCAAACCGTGGCGCAGTTAGCGGTATTGCGTCGTCTTCCAGTATTAAAAGCGGCTCGTTTATTCTCTGGCAAACCCCCCAAGACTGAAAGTGGCTAACAAAACACGCAACTTCTTCGTCTGTCGTAATCTTACCGGTGTGTGAATCCCTCCATTCACGGTCTGCGCTCCACCCGGCAGCCCTAGCCTCGTCAGCGTCTATGGAGGGCATTAGGTCAAACGGTATCCCCCGCATCGCCCAAGAGAAAGACTCAAGCCTGTCTGGTCTTGACTTAAGATTTATGACGCCTATCTTCATTTAAATTCTTTCTTTGCCCAAAAGAATTTCTTGTACGGAGCCCTAAATACGCTATTGAGCCGTGCAAAGATTTTTAAACCGCCGCGCTCCAGTTCTGCTGCGTCTTCTTCTGAGTCAGAAATATATGACGACCAGGACTCCCTTTTAAAAGGAATCACCTGGGCTAAAGGTGTTCCCGCTGGAACAATCCCATCAAAATGAGGATCTTTGAACACCATCATAAAGTTGATTTGTGGCGCAAATTGGTCAGAATCAATTACCCCAGGGACTATTTCCCAATACTTGCTCGGGTTGTTTAGCGGCTCCGTAATAATTACAGAATATCCCGGAGGTGTCATAATTCTCCATGGGGTAAAAACTTTTCTTAAGCGCTGACCAGAATTCTGGCATAGCGGGTGGGTCATGGCCTGTCCGTAGTCATGATGGCTTATTTCTAGGGACGGGATTCTTTCTAGCCGTCTTGGGTGCGTTGCCTCAATCACCACCTCTTCTTGGGGGCAATCTGGAACGTTAGTGTTTAAGTCGCCAGTGTATGGCTTTACATACATTTCGGCAGTAGTAACAAGACCGTATCCAAGCGTAAGCGAGTCAAGGATTGGAATGCACCGCTTGATGGTGGGCATCTCGTTTCCGTTCAATATGTTAATGCTGTCGTCGTTGTCAGCTAAGCCGTTAAATCCGCCGTGGGACGGCATATCCTTCCACCAGTCGGCCAGCATCTTTGACATTGGTCGAGGGAGCGACTCTGGGTTTACGTCAACATTGCCCCAGTGACCGTAGTTTGAAAATATCGCTATGCGCTTATCTTTGGTCATATGGCGCACACCGAATCATGGGCAATAACAGCTGCAATTCTTTGATTTCCCCATAAATCGGACAGGAAATTATTCCCTTTGTTGGCGTAGATCTGGCTTAATCCCCGCCTCTTATCTCCGGTGTGCCACATCGGCATTGTGTACCTGCGACCAGAAGTTACCATTTCAACCTCGTGCAAATACTCCCACCCGCCGCTTGGGAAGATCGCCGCGGATAGCGGCTCAGGATGGTACCGCATGTTGTGATTTGGAAACACTATGTCCCCACCAGTAAATTCTCCACCAAGATAAATAACGCTGCTAAAGATAATATGCTCAGAACCAGTGTGGGAGTCAGTGTGCCCGCCCGCCTCTGCCCCAGCGACCCAAAGGGAGGCGTGACATTGGGTTGTATAGAGCGGCGGCGCCCATCCAAACTCCTCTCGGTGGGCATCTAGTATTTTGTCAGAATACTTTTTAAGAATCATCTGCGATTCAGAATGATTTTCAGAAAGCACAGAGATGTTTGGATTGTGGTTGTCAATAAATGGTATGCTTGGACCAGCGTCAATAAGAGAAATCATTCTTGCAGCGTCTTCTGGCTCAACAAAATTCTTGATTATTTTGATTCTATGACCCATTTTGCTCCTCCGGTCCGCAGGTTTGGTGACGAATCTTTGTGTCTCTTTCGCATTTTATGATTGTCAAGATAAGGCTTCGGTAAAGGTCAACTTCTAGCTCTTCCTCGCGGTAGTCCATGTGCTTCCATGTCGTTATCATATCTGAGAATACCACATTTGCCCCAGACTCTATGGCCAGCCTCCTGAGAAGGCTAGATGGAGTTGAGGAATGAAAAAGGTTTCCTGCAAGCATATCCTGAAGGTACTGTGACTCAGTTTTTGCAAAACCCCAGTCTATGATTGCTAGGTAGGTTGTCCCTACCCTTGATAGTATGTTCCTAATGTAGTTTGATTTGGCGGGGGAGTAAGCAAAAACTCCGCTTGCTGGGTCAACATCGCCGCAGGAGTTATCGTCAAGTTGACAGTTTGGAATATTCTCATAATACGGTACCCCGTTATGCCCGACTGCTAGTTCTTGCAGCGCCCCCGAGGGGTAAAGCCTTCTCATCACCGTAAACGGGAGCGCGTCAAGGAACTGATTTGCAATGACCACTGCCGTCCCGCCGTCTTTTTCGGGAATTAACCCATCATCAATTATTGAGTCACAATGCCCCTTGCGCCGAAGAATCGCCTGAAGCTTTGGGCTAAATTCTGAGCAGACCACCCTTGGAGTTGATTCCAAGTTCATTAGATTTAGGACTCCAGAGGATAGCGTCCCAGCCCCGTCCCCGTCAAAACGAAGAGTATCTATTTCCCCAATAGAGGATATCCACCGCCCCAGTGCGCGCTGAAATACTGGACCGTTTGAGTTGGAGTAAAGCCCCTCAACGACCCAGTTTATATCCCCCTTATATTGACCAGATTCCCCGGTTAATCCATTCTGGGCAATAAACCTATATCTATGGGGTAGGTTTGGTGTCACTGCTTTGACCCCACTTTCCAATTGGACATTCAGAATGCGGAAGTTGAGCCTTTAGCTTCATAAAGCATAGGCACTTCTTGCACTGACCAGAAAGGCGGATAAAGTGATCGCAAGACCTGCAAGCGCTGAGACGCTCTTCAAGCACCTCGTCTTTCACTCTTCCAATATTTGGGTTGAGCATATCCCACGGCTTTGAACTCATTTTGAACCACCAACTTCTTTGACTGACTCTCCGTGCATAACTGGGCACCTTCCCTCCGCGGGGATGCCGCTGGCTGGCTGGTGTTCGGTAATATCGTTATATGTCTTTTTCTTCCAGAATAGTTTTCGGTATGCACCGCCAAATACATTTCTGGTAAGTTGTACATATTTAGCTCGGTGGGATGGCTCAAACGGAAGCCTCTTGGCGCTCCACTCTTCTCTCTTTATTGGGATTATTTGGAATATCGGCGTTCCCTTTTCAATGACCCCAGTAAATTTCTTGTCTAAATAAAATGTTATTTCTGATCGGAGCGGGAAATCATCAGCGTCCACAATGGCAGACATTGTTCTAAATGGAAGATCATTTCGGTTTAGTGGATGAGTTATAAGAACCGACCACCCCTTAGGAACGCCAAACTCAAACGGCTGAATCCAGAGATATGGGTTTGGCTCGTACCCTTCTGGGGCCGGGAATCCAGACATAGAATTAGGGTTCCTTGGGCTCCTTGCTGGCTCCCAAAGGAATTGCTGGGGCCATGCGATCCTCGTTTCCCCACGCTCATTCCTTGTTATCTGGAGGTCTGTTGAAAGCTCCTGGATGAATCCCGCAGTAAACGCATCAATCAGGGGGACGCACGCCTTAACGGTGTGGTTGTATTCACTATTGTTCTGGTTAAATTTTTCCATTCCAGGAACGTATTGCGGAATGTTTTTATACCATTGGGGGATGTAGTCCTTTGCTGGCATTGGGTGAACAAAGCCGGTTCCTTCAAGCTGCAGTTCCTCCGGTCTCCACGTAACGGTCTTCCCTGCGGGGCGATTAAAAATAGAGGAGATTGCATTTTTTATATTCATTACTTAAATTCCTTTTTTTGCCAGAAAAACCTTTTATATACCGAAGAAATATATGTGCTGAACACTCTTTGCTGATGATTGATTTTATCTAGATCCTCTGGGGTAGCCTCTGTTTCCAGTTGCCATGACTCTCTTTTAAACGGGAAAACCTGGACGACTGGTGTTCCGGCTGGGATAATTCCCTGCCAGTCCTCTTTCTCAACAACAAATGGAAAATTAACAACATTTGTATAGGTATCAGTATCTACAACCCCTGGCAGGGCGGTAAAGAAACCATTCGGATTATTCATTGGTGGAATAAATAGTGTTGAATAACCAGGGGGCGTTACGATATGCCATGGGCTGATGTATTTAAAAACGTCGCGGTTCTGGTATTTCTTTGCTATTGGGTGTTCTTTTGCCTGACCGAACGAGTGCCCCTCCAGTTGCTTTCCCCCACTGATTCCTGGTCTCCAGGCTGTCCTGAATTGCGTTCCGGTATTTTCATTAGCCTCATTTTTAATAGCATTTATCTCTACATAGATGTCCTGATCGGTAACCAAGACATATCCAAGGCTCATGCTATCCAGTATCGGTACACACCTTTTTATGGTGGAGTTGTAATCGCCATCATTGCTCATTGACTTCTCGTCTGGCTTGGCCCCTCCCCATCCGCCATATGCAGGCATGTCTTTCCACCACTGAGGAATGTTTTTTCCAATCGGGGTCGGCCAGAACTCCTTGAGCACTGGTCTTTCAGCAATGAACTTAATGGTTTTATCGCTCATTTAGCGATCTACCTTTTGGTTAAGGATTGCTTTTATTTTTTCAATTTCACTTCTTAGCTGCTCAATTTCATTAGAGATATTTACGGCAAGTTCGGCTACGGCTGGATTTTCTTCCTTGCCGCAACCTTCGCATGCCTGCTTTTCTCCAGCCGCTGCCGACGCAGTGCTGGGCTGGTCGCCGCGAAGACCGGGCGACTTGCCGTATAGATCAGTCAGGCCCAGATTTGACTCAATTTCCGTATCCATATCATTAGCCCACCCGACTACTCGATTAATCGGGCTGCCGTCCTGCGTCATGATAAGGACTGGAACACCAGTTACACCAGCAGAACCAGCAATTGACGGACTTCGGTTTATATCAACAGCAAGGATGCTAAGTCCAACATCCTTATATTTTTCTTGAATTGCATCAATAAATGGGCTTGCGTCGTTGCAGAATTTACAGGATTCAGAAGAGAAATAGTACAAAACGGAACCTAGGCTCCTGTTCTCGGACAAGAGCTTTGTCCATGGTGTTTCTTGAATTTGTGAGACCTCTGGCCTGTCAATGTACTGTGGCACTTTACCTCCCCTTAAATTTACTTATCCGACTATAACACCGACGCTATCGCCGGATGAAACATAGGTAGTGTACCAGAAGTCTATCTGGTTTGTCTCCCCTGGGTTTTGGTCTCCAAGCGGGGCAACCCCCATCCCGTGACCAACCGAGGAGAGATAGTCTGTCTGACCAGAGGCCTGGGACCCAGACGTCGCAGCGGATGTCGTCCACGCGGCATCGGTATATACCGTAGCGGTGTATGATCCACCAGCCGTCACCACCTTGATGGAGCCCCAGGTTTGAGTTGAGGATGTGCTGTCATAAAGGGCGGCTGAGGTGTGGTGGTTTGTTCTGGACCCAGAGGCAATCCTGTCCACCTTCAAGTAGTACCTGTACTGATAGGCTGGAACTGTTGACAGGCATGCGTCATAACAGTCAACGCCGCTTGTTGGCACACATGTGCTGCAAGCATTTGTATTCCCCCCAGACGCCGTGCAAGTGCAGGTAATGGTTGATTGAACCCCAGTTGTTCCACATGATGTGCAGACCGTGTTGGCAGATCCACAGGTAGTATTTCCGCACGAGTAGGAGCCCCCAGACACTGGGGTGCAGGCGTCAGTTGCGCATGTGCCAACATATGAATTGCTAGATCCGCAGCTATAGACAGTCTTGAGGTTTCCCCCACTTGCATAATTTCCACCAGAGATAGCGTTATAGGTAATTGCGTTGTAGTTTGTTTTATAGCCTGTGCACCCTCCTGGGCTGGTAATTGGGTTTCCAGCGTTTGTTCCAGCGGGAGAAAATATTGAAGCTCCGTTTTTAGTTGTTCCATTTTTAACGAACTTCGGGTTTCCGGCGTTTGTTCCATTGGTTTTTGATGATGCATATGTGGTGCATGGAGTGCCAGCGACATTGCCACCTGCTTGATTTCCTCCGGTAATAGGATTATAGTTTGTAGCATTTTCAACAACATCTGATTGGCATGTTTCTGCATTATTCCCTGATGGCTGGGCGCAATTCGCTGTTCCGCATACCCTCTGGGTTTCTGCAACCGTTCCAGATGCCCTAGAAGGCACGCCGCTCTCGCTACAGGAGCATGCTCCGTGGGTTGTGTCGGTGCATCCACACGCAACATTTGATACGAAAGAATTGCTCTGCCCCGTTGTATACACCGTAGGGTTTATGTTCCCGCCGCCGCACCCGGTGCACGACGTGCATGAGTAGTATCCACCAACACACGTTGTTCCACTTTGATATCTCTCACCATAAACGTAAGAAATCCAGTAGTTACTTGAATCTGCGACCCAGAACGCTGCCCCGACGCCGTTTCCTAGCGTCGCGCCAACTCCAGTCTCAATTCCAACCTCTGCATCTGAGTTTGGGATAACACACCATGCAATATCTGATGACTGGGTGTTGTTTGCGGCATTTGTGGAAATATTCCACTGGGTGGCGTTTTGCCACGAAAGATTACCCGTGTCAGTTGACCCAAGAGTTCCTTGGCTTGTATCTGCCCTGTTAAATGTATCGGATACCGTTGCCATTAGAAGGTGGCCTCCACGGTGACTGAAAGATCTGCACCTGAAGTGCCAGCGCTTACAATCTCAATCTGAAGCACGTCGCCAATGGCAAGAGATGTAACAGTGCTAAGGGATGTGGTGACGACAGCGGCCCCCACAGAAGCGCTTGTATTGCCGTTGGTGGAGCCGTTCTTCACGAGGCGATAGGTCACGCCAGAGCCGCCACCAGCGTAGGCTCGAGCATTGACAAGCGTGCATGCGATGGGGGAGATAAATCTTGGTTGCTTTACTCCAGTTGCCAAAGTGCCAGCGATGTGGAATGAAATCGGCATAGGGAGGGCATCAAGCTTTGTCTTGTCTGCTGCGCTCAAGTAGCCAGGGACAGACTGTGTTGCCGCCACGACACTTAGTGTATTTCCAGATTTTGAGAGTGCGGCTCCCGCAATAATGGACGCTGCGCCGGTGAATTGCTGCCACGACATAGAATCAGTTCCTACTTTAATAATTCCGTCTACCCCGGTTCCGGTGTTTACTTGGATATATCCTTGGTTGCCATAATTTGTTCCATTTAAAATGTATACCGCATCACCGGAATGCACGTAGTCAGCGGGAATGCCTCCGTCAAAATTACTTGCTCTTGTGATTCGCCACGGAGTTCCTGCGCTTCCAGCGTTGCTTACAACGTAGATTCCATTATGAGCCTGATTAGTCGCTCCGAAATATAGAAGCCGGTCATTTAGCACCATCTGGTACCCGTCAACCGTTCCGATGGCTCCGTTCGTGTTTGATTCAATGTAGGCCCCAACACCAGTCCCGCCGTCACCTCCTGCCGATCCAGCTGTGTAGGTTCCGTTGCCGATATTAGACGCCTGCGCTGCCTTTACGGCTACGTGCCAGTTAACTCCGGAAGCTAATGCGTCCACATACGCTTTCGTAGCAGCATGCATGTCTTGAGTTGGGTCAACCCCAAGGGTGATTTGATTGACGGCAGTGTTTGCGCTTCCGTCTCTAAGAACAATTGTGTTGTTGTTGGCAGACGCAGTTGCAGTCGTCTGGGCATTAAGAACGGTCAGCGTATTGCTGTTTCCGTCAATGGTCTTATTGGTCAGGCTTTGCGTATCGCTTGTGCCAACAATGGCCCCAGACACGCCGTGGGTTGCGGTAAGACCAGCATGGGTGCTGACCTTGGTCGTTGCATCTGAGGCCGCAGAAGAGATAGCGTCTGACTCTGCCGTATCAGCTTTTGCCTGTGCCCCGTCTGGGCTTTCGGTTGAGAAGGGCAGGGACGTCCACGCAGTGCTGCCAGTTCCAATCTTGAACTGCTTGTTGGTGCTGTCGTAGCCAATCTCGCCAGCCGCAAGGGTTGGGTTGACCGAGGCCCAGTTGGCCGCAGTGTCCCTTCTTGGCTTAATGATGTTTGGCATTACGCGCTCCCGCCGTCAATTGTCTCGTTGGCTATGCTCAAAGTATACCAGGAGATATTTGTTCCGTCTGTTGTCAAAAGTTTTCCGCTGTTGCTTGCCTGAGAGGGTAGCAGGGCATTGACTGCCCCGGTTGCGGTGGTCTGACCCGTGCCGCCGTAAGCAATGCCCACCGCTGATCCCTGCCATGTGCCAGTCCCAATCGTTCCAACGCTTGTTAGAGAAGAGGAAATCACGTTTGACCCGAGGGTGGTTGAGGACAAAACCGATGTTCCGTTTATCTTGAATGAAGAGCCGGTTGGAATGTTTACCGCCGTATCGCTTACAGTCAAGCCAACGGCAAGAGAGGCTCCCGCGTTTGGGACAACAAGGATTTGTATGTTTCCACCATTTACTAGATCGGTAAAATTCTCTGTAGCAACGGCACGAATTGCACCAGTAGTAGATGTGGCAAAGCCCGTAGCGCCGTACCCATGGAACGCAATCTCTCCGATAATGTCGCTGCTCTGGGTTGCGGTTGGGGATGCCGCAGTCCCCCTTGTCGCCCTAGCAACGAAGTGCGGATAGAATCCAGTCCCGTGAGCGTCAAGGACAATGTTTGTGTCTGCCCCATCAACTGAAACCCCTTGAATGACTGTAGTTGAGTTGTATGTTCCAAGCTCGGCAGGCGATCCTGCGTTGTTATCAACAACAATTTTCCCCGTAACAACTGGATTAGCCGAGGTTGCGTAGGGTGAAGTAATCCACTGTAAACCAGATCCCTCTGCGGAGTTTGCAATAAGAATTTGATTGTTGCTACCAACAGAAAGCCCAGTTGGAGTTGCGGATGCGCTTGCGGTGAGAATGGAACCCTTGCCAACAAGAACGCTTTTTGCAACTGCGGCGTCTGCGGTGGTGTTGGCAGAAAAAGCTAGGTCGTATGCCTGCTTGACTGCCGATGCCGTAGCTGCCTTTGTTATTGATGTGCTGCTGATCGTGGAGTCAAGATCAACTGCAACAGCATCGTTAACATCAATCTTAAGCCCGTCGCCGTAGTCTACATTTATTGTGTTTACTGATTTAGATAGACCGCTACCGGTTGTGATTCCGGAAAGACCAGTGAACTGACTCCATACAATGTTATCAGTCCCGATTACATGGGCAGACCAGTAGGCTGTGGATGTTCCAAACGATGAAAGTATAAAGCCCTGCGACTTATTGATACTTCCAGCTTCTGGATAAACATAAACGGCATCGCCACTGGCAAGCTGACCTGGGACACTGTTATTTGCATCTGGAGCCCGAGTCAAGAGCCATGTGGTCGCACCTGACCCTTGGCTTGTTACAATATAAATACCGTTTTGTTTGGCATCAGATTGGTTTTTGACAAGCATCCTATCGCCAGTTGTCGCAAGGGTTCCGTCAACTTCAAGCCTTCCGTTGGTGGTTCCAGATAGTGTTGCGCCAATCCCGTATCCATCTGATGCATCGGCTGTTCCGGCAGTATAGGTTGGGCTATTTGGAAGCACTGCAGCCGTTGCGGAGTGCACGCCAGCGTGCCAGTTTAGCCCAGCGGCTATTTCGGCAACATATGCCCTCGTGGCAATGGTGGTGGTGTCAACGTTGAGCGTGGCTGACCCGCTTGATGCACCCCCGGTAAGCCCCGTCCCAGCAACAACCGCCGTTATGTCAGCATCAGACCCGCTGGGCGTGGTGACATCAACCCAGTTTCCCGCAGAGCGAACGTATATCCGTTTACCCATTATGCGCCTACCAATGCGCTGATCTCTTCGTCAGTAAGACCAAGAGCAGCCAGTTTAGCGCGTGCGGATTCCTTTGCGGCAATCTTGGCGTCCTCCTCTAGCAATCGGATGTTGAAAGACGCTTGCAATTGGGCGGCCTCTTCTGCAGAAATTTCCTCTATTCTTTGCTCGCCAGTTTCACTATCAATTACAACTCTTTTCAAAGACATCATAATGGACCCTCACCATAAACTTCTATCGTTAACCCTGCGGCCCATTCATTTGTAACCGCAAAATTAATAGCCGTAATTGCGGCCGTGTTATTCCAATGGAACGCTCCCGATGACCACTGAACCCTATCGGATGCAGACTGACCCCCTCCGAGATAGTGACCATGCTTTGGTAGGGTGGTTGAGGAATAATTAAAAATACTGATCTCGTAGTGCGCCGAGTTATCCCAGGTGTTGTCCTTCAGGGGCTGTATTCCTGGGCTAAGGTAAAAAGCCGTGCCGTACCATGGGTAGTACGAGCTCGCGTCTAGGGTCAAAGTTTGTGACACGAAGTTGCTATATGAGCCGTTAAACTGCACTTGAACGTATGAATCGGCTGAAGATGCACTCTTTCCGTTTCTAAGTATTATCCTAAGGTTCCTCCACCCCTGCACAAGACTTGTTACGCCAAAGCTAGAGGCAGCTGAGGACAGTGTCCCACCAGCCAACATCGTGCCCTCTACTCTCGCCCAAATCGGAGATCCACCATATGACGTTAACACCTCGCCTGCATTTCCAATACCAAGCCGAGCAGGCGTGTTGGCAGACGAGGCGTAGATGATGTCGCCAGTGGTCGTGGTCAGCGTCTTCGGGATTGCGCCGTTGGCGAGGTCGTATGCAGCCTTGACCGCTGTCGGTGTCGCCGCTAAGACGCTTGACGTCGTTGAGGTTGAGTCAGAGAGCTGCACTGCGCCGACGACGCTCGTGCTTGCCGCAGCGATGCTGATTGCTGGCGTCGCTCCGCCAGAGGAGGCGATAGGCGCCGTGCCGGTGACCGACGTCACCGTGCCTGTTGCGGGCGCGGCCCACTTCAATCCAGTCGCTTCTGCTGAGTCAGCCGTCAAGACGTAGGTATTCGTCCCAACAGGAAGCCGTGCGACGGTATCGGCAGCCGTCGCTGCGATGAGATCGCCCTTTACGTCAACCAGAGATTTAGGAACAGCTGCAGCGGCGAGGTCGTATGCAGACTTGACTGCCGTAGCACTTGCCGCAACCGTGCTTGATGTGGTGCTGGTTGAATCGGTAATTGAGGTTACGGAGGCAACCTCATCGTCAGAGTCAATCCAGATGTCGCCGTCGCTTGGGCTTGATGGCTCTGATGACTGGTAGAAGACCCCAGAGCCACCAGCGCCAGATCCAACCTCTACCCATGCCGCCCCGGTGTACACGTAGATCTTGTCGTCTGACGTGTTGTAGTAGAGGTCGGCCTCTGACGGTGTTGAGGGCGCGCTGCTATAGCGCGGGAGATTTACCTTGTTAAGTAGCTTTGGCATCGGGCCCTCCTAGCGGGGGTTTACCCGATTATAACAACCCTGTACTGGTTGCTGCTTGGGGCAGAGGCAAAGTCCAGAACAACGGTGCCGTTCGGGGTTCCCGTGGTCAATCCGACGGTAATATCTGGGTAGACCTTCTCGCCGTTAGAGGTCTGGAACACTTCAGCGGATACCCAAATGTTTCCAAGACCATGCGAGATGGTGTAGGTCGTTGCAGCACCGTCGCCAAGTTGCGCGGTGTACTTTGTCGTTCCACCAAGTGCCGTAAGGGCTGCGGCGGCAGTAATCTGACCAGTACCGCCATTTGCGATTGGAAGCGCACCAGTGACGGCAGCAGACTGCGCAAGGTCAATAGCGCCAAATGCTGGCGATCCACCAGCGCCCGGAACCCGAAGAACTTGATTGGCAGTTCCTGCTGAAGTTGCACCGATAGTGCTTGCCCCGTTGCCGAGCAGTACTCCACCAGATGTCAGGGTGCTTGCGCCAGTACCGCCGTTTGCGACTGGAAGCGTGCCAGAAACTTCTGTGGTGAGTGAAACTGTGCTTGCGGTCGTCAGCGCATCTGTGCCACCAGTTGACTTAACGATACCAGCGGTGAATGTTGCGGCGCCAGTACCACCACGGGCAACGCCAAGCGTGCCGCTTGTCAGCTTATCAGTGCCGTGGTTTGGAATGTCTGAAGCAACAAGTGATCGGAATGAAGGGGCAGAAGGCCCACCAGTTGCAGGACCAGCGAATACTGCGTTGTCTGCTGCAGTTGTGGCGCCAGTACCACCCTTGGCTACTGGAAGGGTTCCAGTTACTGTTGAAGTTGAAACATCAACAGCGCTGGTTGCGAGCTTCGCAGAGGTGATCCCAGCATCCTTAACACGAAGGATGTCAGAAGAAATCTCAATGGTTGAGTCGTCAACGTTGACCGCAAGGTCAGTTCCTGTGAGGGTAAGTCCAGCGCCGCCCGTAACTGCGCCAGAACCAGAGAACTGCGTAAAGACCAGTGCAGTAGTTCCAAGGGTAATCACTGCATCGGTCGTCAAGACCCAACCAGTGTTCCCGTTTGCTGTTCCTTCCTCAACGAAGGTGAACAGTCCTGGGGTTACCTCTGCGCTTGCATCGGCATCAGTTGCGCGAACTGCCGCGCCGGAAGACTGGACGACGTAGATACCGTTTTCGGAGCCGGTTGATTGATTCTTGACAAGGACGCGGTCGCCAGTGGCAAGCGTGATCCCGTCAATTGCGTCGCCGTTTTCAAGGGCGGTGGCAAGTGCGACGTTTGCAGTTGTAGCAACTCGGACAGATGCCTTGACATCAAGCCCAGAGGCTACGCCATCAACATATGCCTTAGTGGCTGCGTCGGTTGCGTTGGCAACTGCACCGGAAATGCTTACGCTTGTTGCGCTAACGGTCCCAGCGGTGAAGTTTCCTGACGCATCGCGCTTAACAATCGTGCTTGCGGTGTTGGCGTCGGTAGCATTGTTGACGAGCGTGTAGTGCGCTGCCGACATTGAGCCCGCAGCGGCGCCATCTGCCGCCAAGATGCTGATTGTTGCAACGCCATTTGCAAGGGAGACCTGGATTGGAGCGGTTCCAGAAAGACTGTCAATAGACCCAACAGACTCCCACGCGGTGCCGTTGTAGACCATGAGGCCAACTGGGCCGTCATTGGAGTCTGAGTTGTAGTAGATCTGGCCCGTGACAGGCGAAGACGGCGGGGTGGCAAGAACCTGAATGGTTGCATTGCGAAGCTCATTCTTCTGTAGGTCTAGGAAGCTGCTAAGCGTTAGACTCGTCAGGACTTTCACGGGCGTCTCCTCAGTTTAGGTAGGCATAGCCGCTAAAAGCCGCGGCAAAGGCTAGGGTAATCTGATTGTCGGAGTCATACAAGACTTCCCCTATCTGGACGTTCCCGCCACTGTCAACAATTGTTACAGATGGCTTTCTGCCGAGGCTGTGAGATATCGTCCATGTGGAAGAGGCGGAAGATTGAATGTGAACATATGTTGATGGCTGAACAACGGATGTTCCAGTTGTTGCCGTAACTGTTGTCTGCGACTCCGAAACAGTGGCAGAGCCGTTAGTGTCGGTAATGATTACATTAAAGTCTTCGCTCACCTAGTCACCTCCCCGGAAACCTTAAAATCCCCCTCGATGACCCTTATTGCCACCCCTGAAGTGGAAACAATTTCAAGGTCGTATTTGTAGTTTCCAGATGGAATTCTTGCCGACGTTGCGGCAGGGATTGTTATTTCTATTTCTCCGTTTGCCTGCAAAACAAGCCCGCCGCCGCCTGTCGTCAAGGAAAGATACTCATCGGGTGAGCTTTTTGACTTCCGAACCTTCATTCTCCCAGTATAAGAGCTAATGTTTATAGGCGTGTTGTTTGAGTCCGTGTATGTCACAACCCGGACAAATGTGGTTCCCTGCTCAAAAATAATGTCATAGATGTTGGCTGGCATGCTTGGATTGTGGCAGAAATAGTAAGAAAGTCAACATACGTTGGTTTTGCTGTGCCTTTACTGTATGATGTCGCCATGGGAAAACCAGGAAGAAAGCCACAGGCCCAAATTGACGCTCTGCGGGAGAAGATCACGCAGTTGCTTCTTAATGGCGTCCCGACTGCCCAAATAGCCACCGCTACCGACCTTTCGGTACACACTGTTCGCGAGCACATTCGCAACATCCGAAAGAAGTGGGCCGAGGATCAGCCCGATCAGATACTTACCAGGGCGGAACTCGTCCAGAGGGCAAGAATGATCGGCCAGCAGGCAGCAATCGGGGCCTCAAAGGCAAGGGGCTCAGCCATGGAAGTTCAATACCTTAAGATACAAATTGAAATACTAGACAAGGTTGCTAAACTGACAGGAGCTTATGCTCCAGTAAGACAAGAGGTCACAGGAGCCGATGGCTCTGCTATTGAGATCTCAAGGTCTCCTCATGAAATTGATAGCCTTACAGCAAATGAACTTTCGGCAAGACTGAAAGTTTGGGCAGAGGATTTGGAGAACAATGTCGGAAACGAAGAAGCGCAAGCAAAGCAAGTCGAAAGCAGCCAACCCGCCGAGTAATGAGCAGTATCGGGAATGGCTTCGCGGTCAAGCGACTAAATCCGATGCGGCATTTGCGGAATATGTAAGCGGCCTTATTTTCCCTCGCCACCTAAGGGAAATGGAACAGTTCCTTAACGCCCGTGAGCGAGCTTTGGTTTTGATGCCACGAGGCCACGCAAAGACTACAATGCTTATTCACAGAACCGCAAGAATGATTGGGCTAACCGAAGGAAAGATTCGAATTGGCGTAGTCACTTCAGTGCTCTCTGACGCCCTTGCTCGATCAAGGGCAATTAAAACAATTATTGAGTCTTCTGCTTTTGCGGAGATTTTTCCCTGGGCAAGAAGCGGGGTTGCTGGCGGAAAGTGGACAGACGAAGTTTGGAATATCAAGGGTGTAAATCTTGGAAAAGATGCAACCTGTTTTGCTGACGGCCTGACATCTATCAAGCCAGGACCGCGACTCGACCTGCTCATTGCGGACGACATCGTGGGCCTCCGGGAAAACGCGACTCCAACTCAACGCACTAAAGCAAGTGAGACCTACTGGCAGGTAATTGATCCAATGCTCGTGCCGGGTGCAACAAGGTGGTACATCGGAACAAGGTGGCATGAGGACGACTTTTACGCCGAGCTTGAAAGCAAGGGGATTCCAACCTATCTACGACGTTCGCTTGAAGAATCAGGGCCGCTATGGCCAGAGATGTACACCGTTGCTGACCTTGAGCAGAAAAGAGAAGAGCTAGGAACCCCAATTTTTAACTTGCAATATCAAAACGACGTCACTTCGATGGGTGGAAACATCTTTAGGTATGAGTACTTCAAGTATGTTGATCAAATCCCTCCTGGGGCAAGAAGGGTTGGGGTCGACCTCGCAGCATCGGAACGGGAACGATCTGACTACACTGCCGCCGTTGAGGTTCTTGAGGACGAGGAGCACAATCTTTACGTTCTTGGCGCATATAGAACCAGAATCCAGCAAGGTCATCAAAAATGGCTAACTGGCATCGAGAAGGACGGGACACTTATCGACGACCCAAGCAGTCCGCGTCTTCTTTGGCCAGCCAGATATGTTGGGCTTAAGGGGCAGAAAGACGTGTGGGGCGAAGAGCCAAGAAGGATCACCGAAATCAACATTGAGGCAGTTCAGTACCAGTCAACGTTTGTCAGAGAAATGGTCACTGAGACCAGGCTTCCGGCCAGGGGTGTTCGCCCAGAACGAGACAAGGTATTTAGATCGAGATCTCTTGCGGCACGATACGAGGCCGGAAAGGTGTTTCACCTAAAGGGCGGCCCCGGGATCAGGCAGCTTGAGTCCGAAATGATGTCGTTCCCAAACAGCGAGCACGATGACCTTGTTGACGCCCTTGTGTACGCTGCTGACGTTGGGAACTCTGGCTTCTACTTTACCTCTGCAAAAAGAGGCTAAATATTACGATCAAGAATGATATTTTCTTGATTCAGTAAAGCAACAGAAAATCCGTAAGGCTCGTAGTGGGCAACAATTTCAGGAACTCTACCGTCATGCTCAATGCACATCATTTCAGTCATAAACTCATCTGGGTTTACCTGCATTGAAAGGTCGGAGGATGTGCCTTCAACGTCTATCGAGATAAACTCGATAACAGGCCTTTTTGATTTTGCAAGATCAAGGGCTTCCCTCATTGTAATAACAGGAACATATATTTCAGAAAATTCAGCCCTTACATTTGGTATGCTTTCTACATAGTCTTTCCACTTTTCGTAGTTTTCCGTTTCCATTGTTGAAACTCCGGAATTTGGAGATTCCCACATCAAGCGTACTCTTTCGGTGGCGTTTTTGTCGCCAGTAATCATCGCATTAACAAGGGTCATATTTGGGTCGCCCCTATAGAGGTCGAAAAGCCTTGAAAAAGAGAAGGAAGATCCGTCAACTAAGATACCTGACCATCCAAGCTCAGCCAGCCTTCTGGTGTTGCTGAGGTTCAATCCGTCGTAAGCCCCAACGTCTAAAAACGACCCCGTCCTGCCACTAAACTTGGCAATAATGATCTCTTCTTCATTGTTCTGCGAATACATGTTACTCAGTGTATCTCCAAATAGTTTCCTTGCGGCACTTAAGGCATCCAAAAAAAACCATTTTCTCAGAAAGGCTCGACCTTGACTGCTCTTTTGGGATCTCCTTTGTTCTTTCTCCACACCTGGAGCAAGACCACATGCCGGGAAGCCTAAATTCGTTCCCAACAAGCCTGTACTGCCAGACGTCACGATCCTTGTTGGGGTGCCTTCTGTTCTCAATCTTGTGGCCCTCTTCGCGGAGCTCTCGAAGGCGCTTAAGACCCTCACTTCCCCCAACCTCAGGGCTGGCAATCCTTGGGCCGTCAATCCATACGTTAATGTTTTTCATAAGCAGATCAAGCACTGCGTCTTTTCTAGTCATTTTGTTCTTATTCATGCCTCAATACCTCCCTGTATGATACGCCAGTGTAGGCGCAAGGATGATACAAGCAACGCATAGGTTTTGTCAATGCCGGAGAAACTCAACGATTTGCCCTTGATCCTGCTTCCAATATGCCTGGAATATCACCGAAAATCTCTGGGAAATGCGGCATCAATTGGGTCCAAATCATTTTGCCTATTTCTTGGGCTTCTGGCTGAGCGGATGAGTGCATCCTGAGCATGAGAATGTGCCTCCACTCCCTTAAATTTGATTTCATAATAAGCCTTGTTCTGGTTGCGTTTGGAAGCACATACCGGGCAAACTGACTTTTCACCCCCGCAGCCCGAAGGGTCCTGTATGCGGCCAGGGAGGCCTCAGTTGACTCCCGAAAGACCCCTGCAAGTTCTTCATTAGCTTCAACCTCGGGGGGCATGAAAAAGAGGGCTTCTGGGGTCTCTTCATCGTACTTTACGTACCTTTGACTTTCTTGCTGGAATGAAGCAAGTCGATGGCGGACAAGCTCGTGGCTAACCACCCTAGAGCACTCAATTGCGAAGGTTGCGTCAACCATTTCAATCATTGACTGATGCCCGGACTCTATCCAGCGCCTAATGATATCCCTGTCACCCATCTTTTCAAGGGATTTTCTGCCGTAGTCAACTCTTCCGGCGTACTCAATCAGGTCAAGGGGGGACTCAAAGGCAAGATCCTGGTCACTGCTCCAGGGCTTCGTCATTGAGATCAATTTTACCGACGGTTTCATGCTCCTCCTTTTTTATTTCCTCCATAATGATTTTTATTGACCTGTCAAGGCCTAGCAGATATGCCAGCCTGCTTACCGAGTCAACTTTTCCAGGGATCTCTTTAGACTCTTCGGTCAGGGCTGCAACAATCAGCCTAGTGATTCTTCTTACGGATTTTCTAGCTGCGCTCAATTTCCATACCCCTCACAAAGGCCTTGAGCTCCTTGTTCACTCGGTCCGTTGCGTCTGGAAGGGTCATCGCCGCCGCAAGGACCTGATTGCTTTCACCCCTGACTGAAAACCTAATATCAAACGTCCACACACCATACCCATCAGACGGGGAAAAGTACTTTATTGTCACTTTTTCTTTGTCCTCTTCTACGCCGTAAATTCCAATGATATTGGCAACCGACTGATAGATTTGTTGAACTGCAAAGTCGGTTTGATCTTCAGCGTTTTTCTTTTTTACGCTGCGGACCGTTGCAAAAAACGCGGCCTCATAAAAACTCTTGGATTCCTGACTGCTTGTCTCTGCCCAAACAAGAGGGATCTCTTCGTGCTCCATATCTGGATCATACATCCGATATGGGAATTTTCTAGATTATTGAAGGCTGCTTATGACTTCGCGGCAAGTTTCGATGACCCTGTCAAGGTCTTTTCCGTTTGCGCTGCCTGCAATCCTTTTTTCTCGCTTGTCCCAAATGACGGCAATCCACTCTTGGCCGTGCTTGCCAAGGTGGATAATTTCATGTCTTGACTTTGGGTCATTTGCATCTGCCATTTTGTCTTCTCCTCAAGTGGGCCGCCCCAGCAGCCCCGCTTTACCGCAATTGCGATTAGGGCATAGTTTGCAATATCAAAAAGAGCGTCCTCAAACGCCTCGTCTCGATGTTTATCGTCAATTGCGTCTAAGCGGACCTTGCCGTCGACAATGGTGCCATTCAAACTTTTCATGACTCGAGACATCTTGTCGTTGGCGACCCTGCTCAGAACGCCATATAAGCCTAACTGTTGAATGTTTGCATTTCCATACTTGGCCTGTCTGTCAATCATAACGTTCCAGGACTCATTAAATATCTCCGCAAAGACCTCCTGGAAGGTTTTCCTGTCCCCCATTAGGCAATACCTGATGCTGCGGCAATCCACATAATTGCCGCCACATTGGCAACAAATATGGTTATTGCCACAAAAAGCGCAACGTTTCTATTTGTATCTGACTCTCTGTTGACAATTGACATGATCAGGCTTGTGTGCCAAAGCGTTGAAAATCCTAACGCTACAATGATTGGTAGCGCGAAGTCTACGATCGCCATTTTAAATCTCCTTTTTTTGTTTCATTACCATTGGGAGGCATTCCTTGCAGACGCTTCTGTTTTGGAACCCATTACCCCTGTCCATACCAAGGCTAATAATCTCAAGCTTCCTCATCTTGCAAATATCGCAAAGACGAAGACGCTCTTTATCCACCCTATGCCCTCTTAGCATGTTGCTTGCAAGTATAGCGCCTCACATCGGTTTTTGCAAACCCGTGAAAGGTAATCTCTCGGTACGCCCAGATATCGTTGGACATAAGGGATCGACCGCACTCGTAGCAAGTCTTGCTCGTAAGCAAAACTCTTGGGGGCGGTCCCGATTGCTTCTTTACTGCTGTTTTTGCTGCCATCTCAATAGGTTATCACATGCAAAAACAAAAAAGCTTGTTCAGAAATTCTGATGGTGTAGAGTCTTTTGTGCGGCGGCTTCCATGCCCCGCCGCTGGGGCTTGTGCCCCTTGGCCGCTCTGGTGGTTTCCTCCTTTTCCACCAGGGCGGCCCTTTTCACTCCGGAACGTCTTTCCCCTCAATCAACCAGAGGAAGAATCCAGTAGCGGTTCCTTTCTTTTCGACATACCTCCTGTAGGCATTCACCAACGGCTCCGCCTCTTGTCGCTCAAGCCTCAACTCAATGCCACCAATCTTTACAATCATCGACATATTTGGGTCCAGCTGCGGCGCGACCCTCTGGGCGATGGTGCCGTCAACCGAGTCCGTGTACTGCGTTGTGATTGCATTTGGGTCTGAAGGGATTGCAATGGTTGACGGGCGCAACATTTCGTTTTCTGGAATATCCATGTCGTCTGCATAGCCGCTTGCGATAAGGAGGTCCTGTTCGTCAAGGCTTGCAATCAACTCTTCCAAAGCTTCTTCGTCGTAGTACCCAAGGTCTTGCGTGCGGTTGTCCGCCAACGCAAACGCGGTTGCGGTTTTTTCATCGTCATCCACCCAGACAACGGCAATTTGCTTCCAGCCAAGTCGCTTAGCGGCTTCAAACGTGTGGTTTCCGGCGATGACCTCTCGCGTTGACCTGTTTGCAACAATCGGCTTTCGCTGGCCGAACTTTGCAAGCGATCGCATTACGGCGTCAACGTTGCCCTTTCTTGGATTTTTTCCCCACGGCTTAAGTTCTTCGATTTTTGCGGCCAGCGGAATAAGGTCGTCAATGATCACTGCTTACTTCCTCTCTTCTTTGGACGGCAAGGCGAAGTGCGCGCATTGACTCTGCCGCGATCTCAAACGTCTTTGCCATGTTTTCTATTGACTGCAATAGATTGCTTTCTGCGTCTCTGATTTCTTTTGCGATGCGCGAGTCCCGTGAATCAATGTCATAAAAATCTCTGATAATCATTTTTCTGATTTTTGATCTTGCCGGAACGCCGAGCGACGCATAGCACCTAAGAGTTTCTGGCGTAACGCCGTATTCTTTCGCAAGCACCTTGCATGCGCTGGTGATGTCGGAAATTTCTCTTGGCGCCTTGGAAAGCAAAACCTTTTGCACCATCCACGCGTCAACTTTTGTGTTTTCCCTAATGAACTTCATGCTGCTCCTTTCGGGCCGAAATCAACGGCCAGGGCGGAAGTATACACGAATCACAGGTAGTCGGAGCAGGAAGCGTAATAACCGCACCTGCAAACCAACTTACACTTGTTATCAATCAGTCTTTCGCCGCAATTTGGGCATGTTCGTATAATATCTTCCGGATCTGCCTCTTGTGTTTTTTCTTGCTCAGAGTTGTGATTTGGTCTTGACATGGAAGGTTTCCTGTATACAATAAAACCAGTATCTCAGGTACTAGATGGTTCTTATGGATACCAGTATACCTGGTAACAGTATTTCTTAGAATAACCTTGAACTTTCGGGTACAGCTATCCATATGGTTCCTTCGGTACTACGTACCTCAGGACCCATATGGATACTGTACCCGGTTATTCCTTGTTCTTAAGAACCTTCGGTATTTCATACCTCAGGTTCTTAAGAACAAGTCATAACCCTTTTACCCCCTTTATCCCTACCCTTTTTCCCCCGTTGACCGATTTTAAGTGCTTTTCACAATGAGGAGGATTTGACAGGGGCTAACATATCGGCTAACTTGGCAATGGGCATGGAAGACCCCAAGCAGAAAAGGAGTACGTCATGGAAAAGGAAAAAACGGTCTCTATCGCCGAAGCGGCAGAGATTCTCGGAGTCAGCTACTCTGCAGCGGTGCAGGCATCTAGGCGCTACGGATGGGCAAAAGTTAGCGCAGGTCGTGGCCCAAAGGGTGGTCGCCCAAGGATCATGTACAACCGATCTGAGGTTGAGAAGTATGGCGCAAATAGAAACCGCCAAACTTTCAAGTCCAAGAAGTTGGACGTAACGCTTCTTGACGCTGTTCGGGCAGCGGCTGAGACGCGAAAGCCAATCGGCAGAATTGCCAAGGAGCTGGGGGTGAGTCACTTCCTTGTTGGCAGCGCAGCATACGAGCTTGTTGCTCGCGGAAAGAAGTAAGGAAAAACATTGCGCGCCGTCGTAGCTCAGTGGATAGAGCAAGGGACTTCTAAGCCTTTGGTCGCAGGTTCGATTCCTGTCGACGGCGCCATTTTTCTGGTATAATGCGAATATGAACAGGTCAATGGCCCTGGCTATTTTGCAGGGCAAGAAGGCTCAACTGACCGTTGGTGACAACTGGCGGGAAATTGTTGACCCGAATTTCTACGTTAACTCTGGCTGGCCAAGCGATTGGGTTAACGAGTTTCACAGGAGCCATCAAGCAGAAGGTGGCGCGGTGCATGGAGTCTGGCATCTCGAGTTCCTTCGCGGTCTGTGCAAGGCTCTTGAGATAAAAACAAACCCAGAAGTTGGCGCATACTCTGAGGCGAGACACATGGCATTAAAAATTTGGGAGAAGATATACGAAATGAAGGAGACGCAAAATGAAGCATCGAAAAAGGAAGCCAGTTAGCCAGATGGGAAATGCAGAACTTAGCAATCTGCACAAGACAAGAAGCCTTACTTTTAGTTGGGTTGCTTTTCTTGACGGAGAGAGCGACAGGACGGTTGAAGAGTATCTTCGCAATGCAATGCGTGGAATCTCTGAGATCGACAAGGAGATGGATCGTAGGGAGATGAAGATTCGATGTCACTAGTGATGGCTGTCAGGACGGTGCTTTTTTCAGCGGCGATAATTTTCTCCGCCCCAGCACTTCCGACATCTGTCACTTATGCATTATCCCCTGACCAGCGAGACAGTTGGTACGACGAGGAGCCGTCGGAGTCACACGACGGCAAAGCAATTCTTGGTCTTGCAACGTGGTACGACGCAACAAAAAATAACGCGTGGTACACACTTCCAAACAAGTGGGGCGATGCCATAAAGCTTTATGGTGCTGCTGGCCCAAAATTAAGAAAAATCATGGGCCACAAGTACATGGGCAAGCCGTACGCAATCAGAATCACCTCTCTTGTAAGCGGCGAGAGCGCAAAGGTTTGGGTGGCTGACTATTGCGGTTGCCAAGGGAGAAAGAAAGACCCAGACGACACGCGACTTATTGACCTGGCACCAGAGGTCTGGGAGCGCCTTGGCGTGGATCTTGGGCGAGGGGTAATGAAGGTCTCAATAGAGATTTTAGATTAACTAAAGCTAGACCGTCAAATAACTTATACACACTTGTGTATAATGCCGCCCATGAAGAGAATTGTTGTGACCGGGGCTGGCGGATTTATCGGCGGCTGGCTTACTGCGCGCCTTGCGGCAAACCCAATGAACCACGTTGTAGCCGTGGACAAGAAGCCGCTAAAGGAATGGGAGCAGGAAAGCACCTCTGAAGTTGTTCCGGCTGCCGATCTTTCTAACCCAAATGTATGCAAACTGATTACCCGAGATGCCGACGAGGTTTATAATCTTGCGGCAGACATGGGCGGGATGGGCTTTATCGAGCACCACAAGGCGGACTGCATGCTCTCAGTTCTTGTAAGCACGAACATGCTTGTTGCCGCCAAGGAGAACAACGTCAAGAGATTCTTCTATTCCTCAAGCGCGTGTGTGTACGCCGCAGACAAGCAGACCGACACAGATGTCACCGCGCTTAAAGAGGAAGACGCGTATCCTGCAATGGCTGAAGACGGATACGGCTGGGAAAAGCTTTTCTCGGAAAGAATGGCGCGACACTTCCGCGAAGACTATGGTCTCGAGACAAGGGTTGCGAGATACCACAATGTTTACGGTCCAAAGGGAACGTGGACTGGAGGCCGAGAAAAAGCGCCAGCAGCAATCTGCCGAAAGGTTGCCACCGCTGTAATCACCGGAAAAAACGAAATTGAAATTTGGGGCGATGGAGAGCAGACGCGTTCGTTTATGTACATTGATGATTGCGTTGACGGGACGATTAAAATTGCTCAGTCCGACATTGTAGAACCACTGAATCTTGGCTCATCAGAGCTTGTTTCCATAAACCAGTTAGTTTCTATCGTAGAAGACATCGCTGGTGTAAAACTGAAAAGAAGTTACAACCTTGACGCGCCAAAGGGAGTGCGCGGAAGAAACAGCGATAACACGAAAATTCAAGAACTGCTTGGCTGGCAACCATCAATATCTTTGCGTGACGGGCTGAAAAAGACATACGCGTGGGTTTATGACCAGGTTGCTGAATCGATTGCCAGCGCGAAAGAAAAGGAGTGTGGCTCATAATGGGAGAGAAGAGGCTTTCAATACTTATCCCGACGCTTCAAAAAAGAAGCAAGCTTTGCCAGGAGTTGACCGACGAGCTGACAAGGCAGTTGACCACCGAAGTCGAGTTTATGCTTCTCCCGGACGCTGGACAACGAACAATCGGAGAAAAAAGAAACGCACTTCTTGAGGCGGCCCAGGGCGACTATGTTGCATTTATTGATGACGACGACATGATTAGCCCAGACTACATTGATAAGGTCATGAAGGCGCTTGAGGAGGACCCAGACTGCGCGTCCCTTACTGGCCTTATTTACCAGGGGAATTCTTCCCCGAGAACCTTTGTTCACTCCATCGACTACGAGGGTTGGTACACGAAGGATGGTATTGACTATCGATACCCAAATCACCTAAACGCCGTCAAGAAAAAGTATGCTCTGAAAGTTGGGTTCCCGGAAATTAACCACGGAGAAGACCGAGCCTACTCCGACAGAATTCAGCAGTATCTGAAGAAAGAATCAAAGATCGAGGGAGTGATTTATCACTACTACCCCGGCGGATCTAGGGAAAAGTGAAACTTCTTATAAAGTTCCCAACCAGGCAAAGGCCAGCTCTTTTCTTTGAAACTCTTTCAAAATATATTTCGATGTCCTCTGGTCTTCACCAGATCGAATATGTCATTTCAATGGACGAGGATGATGTCAGCATGAACAATGAACAGGTAAGAGATCGGCTAAACGGACTTATAGACGGCGGCGTTGACATTAAGTATTTTTACGGAAACTCAAAAACCAAAATTGAGGCGATTAACGCAGACATGGACAAGGCCAGCGATGATTGGGACATGGTGTTTAACGGACAGGACGACATGATCCCCACCGCGGAGGGGTACGACGACGTCATGCTCACGCGGCTCTTTGAACTGTTCCCCGACACCGATGGCGCAGTCTGGCTAAACGACCAGTACATGGGCTATGACGAAAACTGCACAATCGTTGCTGCTGGCCGAAAGTACTACGAGCGATTTGGGTATCTCTACTACCCGGGATATGACTCAGTCTTTGCTGACAACGAGTACACAGAGGTTGGGAAAGCGCTTGGAAAACTGGTTTATGTTTCTGACCGAGTTGTCAAACACGACTGGATTGGCAAGGACCAGTCTCTCGACCCGCTTCTCCGAAGAAACGAAGAGCCAACAAAGTACGCGGCTGACAGACTGATCTTTGAAGACAGGAAATCAAAGGCCTTTCCTAAGGATCGCTAATGCGAATCACGGAAGAAAGTCCGGTAACGCTAAATCCGCATCCAGACAACCCTCGGGCCGGAGATGTTGGCGCGATTGTTGAATCCATCAAGAAAAACGGTTGGCACGGCGTTGTGGTCTGCCAACAAAGCACAAGAAGAATATTGGTTGGAAACCACCGAGTAAAAGCCGCGCTTATCTTGGGTTTGGAAAAAATTCCCGTTCAGTGGGCAGATGTTGACGATAACAGGGCAAAGGCGATACTCCTTGCGGACAACCGCGCCTCTGACCTTGGCGGATACGACGACGAGGTTCTGGCAAGGCTGGTTTACGAAACTGCTGTCGACGGTCTCCTTGATTCTACTGGCTACGACCTTGAAGACATGGACAGGCTGGTGCGTCAGGCAATGGAGCCTGGGCCCATGGACCTAGACGAAAAAAAGACAGAGTGCCCAATGTGCGGGCACAAGTTTTACGCGGTTGCGCTTGGCGGTAGGCGGGGGAGACGGTCTGCCCACCCAGGCGGGTCAAAGTCTTGAGGAACGTTTTTCCAGCAAATAGAAATTGAGCTTTTCTCTGATATGAACATCACCGCATCTAGTGCCTCACCCGGGGTGAGTGCGACGTGGGTTTGACCGTTTAATTCAACGCTCCAAACCTCGACATGCCCCTCGACCCGGGTGATCGTTGCAATGCTGCTCAAAGGGCAAACTTTCTGATCATCTCTTCCGCTCGGGTCATTCCCGTGATTGCCGTTGGGGCAGCGGCTTCCTTAAAAATCAAAACCATTGGAATGCTCTTGATGTGGTATTCGGCTACCAGTGCCGGGTTGCTGTCGACATTGACTTTGATGATTTTCACGTTTGGACGCATTTCGCTTAGCCGCTTCAGTTCTGCGTCGATGGCCTTGCATGGCTGGCACCAGGGCGCCCAGAAGTCTACGATGGTCACCTCGGGCCCGATAAGGCCCTTGAGGGTTGGCTGGGTAAGGTCTACGATCATGGTCTCCTCCGCTCTATAATTTATGAGAGTAGATTATCGCACACCAGAAGTCTGATTTCATCTCTGGTATGCTCTGAAAATGTCAAAATCAAAGCCCTCCAGGGAGTTCTCGTTTACGCTCGTGGTCCCATCAGAGATGCCGACGTTGATCCGCACCTCGTGGGACCCGACGCTTAACTTGATTCAGGATGTGATAGACAGATATCACATACCCCTTAAGAGGGTAAAGCTTCACTACCACAAGAAGACGCGTAAGGTGTGGGGCTCAAAGCATCCGTACGGGACGAGCATCTATTCACATCACGAGATCACGCTCTGCTCCCAAGATTTCGACACGGCGTTGCACGAGGTTGCGCACGTCTGGGCAAGAAACCCCCACACCGACAAGTGGGCAAGATGTTATCTAAACTTGCTAGAGAAGTATCTTCCACCAGAGGATTTTCAGTTGAAGTTAAAGAGGGCAAGAAAACTTTACAAGCCGTGTGAGCGCATGGCGCACCTGTTTGAGTTTGATGAAGATGATACCGATTAGGATTGTCTACAGCGCACCCATTAGCGAAATCTGGAACAATGTTATCACCTTCGCGCAAAAGGTTGCCGAACTTGAGAGCATCGACATCGTGGAGATAGAGACCGGGGAGTCCGACGAGGAATGCGCTTTTGCCTCGGTTCACGAAAAAAAGATTTATCTTTTTTCGACATCTCGTGCTGTTGTCCTGCATGAACTTGCGCACATAGAAACCAATCAGGGTCACACGTACGATTGGATTGTTTGCTTTGCCTACCTGTGCAAGAAATATCTTACTGAGCAAGAATACCTGGGGGAAATGTACAAGGCGGAAAAGAGATACAAGTCCGCCCATGGTCTTGTGCAGTTTCTTGCCTCCCGAGATTCCCTTGACGAAAAGACACGCTGGGCGTGGGGTAAGACCAAGTGAGCAAGAACTGGGAGCAGCGACAGCGCAAGGTAGAGAAGCGCAGCAAGGGGATGCGGATGAACGGGAAGGGTACCGTGAGACAACAGAACGAACTCCGCGAGCGCGAGAATCGCCGTCGAAGCGAAGACGACACTGACCGCACGTGAGGGATCGAAGCCCGTAGGGGCGAGACTCGCCGCAGCGAGGCTCGACCGTGAGGCGAGAGCCCGACCCGAGCGCAGCGAGGGGCACGCCCAAAGGAGCATTTGACAATAGAAGCCGATAGGACTTATACTCAAACCCCAGGAGGTACGTATGGCCTTAGGAATGCTAGAGAACGAACGAGAACGAGCAGAGATCGCCAAGATGGATCTGCAATCAGTCTACGGGCTGTGGAAGGAAGGGAAGCTCAGGCTCGCCCTTGCACGCCATGCAGCACAGGTGTGTGAATGCGATTGTGGAAATCGTGTGCAGTTGATGTGTGGGCAGAGCAACCACTGGGAGATGCGCCAATCCCTCGCATACGGTATGAAAGCCGATGGAGAAACGGTGCATGAGGGGATTATTTCTCAGGGGTAAGCGATTGCTGTTTATGCACAGCGTTGTGGATATCTGATCGTGAATGTGCATAATGATGGGGTTGATGAATATAAAAGAGATGATAGTTTTGGTAGAGGGCGTGGCGGGTCGAAAACACTGCGACACCCCCCGCCCGAATCCCTCCCTCAACGCCCCTAGCGCATTCGTTGCGTTTTCCCTCGCAAACGTGAGTTATTGCAGCGCCTAATAGGGGGTTATTATAAAAACAGCAAACGGCAGCGAGCCTACTCCCAGACCACTAGGGATTTGCAACTTCTGCAACGAGGTTGCCCTGGTCTACGAGCAAGAAGATGAATCAAAAACGTTATTCGTCGTGTGCATGCGATGCATTAAGGACATCACTGCGGCACGGGACCCATACGGTTTCTACCGGGAGCCAGAAGACTGAGTTATTTCGCCTCCTATTAAGGCTTCAGTTATTCGGCAGCCTATAATGCATAGAAGTTATTCACGATGCATATACGGGGACGTAGCTCAACGGTTAGAGCACCGAGCTTATATCTCGGCGGTTCCTGGTTCGAGTCCAGGCGTCCCTACCACACACCAGTTATTCACATCGCATATAGCGGGAGTTATTTCGCTTGCTATTAGGAGGGGGTCCGCAGGGCACGCTCAGACGTCGACGTAGGTGCCGATTTGCGCCACGGAGAGACGCGTTTATGTCGGGGGTAGTAGTTAGATACCCTTTGAGTTATTCAGGGGCTTATTATGCGAAGTTCCGCCGCCGCCCCCTGGCTAGAAAATTTGGCGAGGGTCGTCAGCCTGGTCGGGAACGAATCCCTTCTTCTCCAGTCCCTTGAAACAGAACTGGCACAAGAATGCTCCATATTCCTGCACGGTCGATGGGATCATGGTATAAAACGGCAGGCCTGGGTATCTGTCCTCACAGTCATAGCATTGATACTGTTCAATATCTTGGATGCGATCCTTCCCCTGGTCTGCGTCGATCTTCTCTCGCAGCCATTCGAGATCTTCTTCTGTCGGAGTGATCACGCCTCGGTCGCGAACGTCCATCCAATATCCAGATCGACCGTAGTGGGTCGACATGAAGCGGTATAACTCTTTCTTGGTCATGTTCCGAGCATCGGCCCACGACTCAACGATTTGGCGGAACTCTTTTGTTGATTGATTCATCTTCGGATCGCCGTCATCGCGACGTAGCCAAGGGTTATTCCCACAATGCCTAGAATCCCGGCAACGTTGGGTGGTGCTGGTACTGCGGCTCCAACAAATCCAAATACTGCTCCAACACCTAGTCCAGTGGCCAACGAGATTATTTCCTGCATCATACGAGGATCTCCTTGATTGCTTCGGAAATCAGGTTCCGTGCCTCTGCCACAGTCATCAGTGGCGTGATGTCATAGTCCACGATTACTTCGCTACAGTCAAGGCATTCCAACGCAAGGTTGTGTATGCCGCTGTGGTCGAATAGTAACTGATCGTTCTTCTCGAGGTCGGGGCCGTACACCCCGACCTCAATGTGATGACCCTTGTGTTCGCTCATACTTCCACCAAGTCGTAGTCTTCTGCGCGCTCGTCCAGAATGCGCTCCAACTTATAGGACTCAATGTCGCCGACAAACTCGCTGACCGACTTGCCACAGTCGTAGCACTCAATCGACGAGATGTAGCCACCGCCTTCTCCCATTGAGTAATCATTGGCGATGCCCAGTTGTACACCACCCATCCCCGATGGGGTATTGAACGCCTCAAACGATACGGAGATGTTGCCGAGGAAGTAGATCCCCTTTCGATCTCCATCGACGTGTCCAAGGTCACATGATTTATGAACCAACATACCTACCTCCTAAATGATTGTGTGGATTCCGTCTTCGTCAATCCACTCAGTTTCGAATACCTCTGGGAGCGCATACGCGTCCCACTCGCTAATGGGCGTAGCCTCGGCAATCCGCATCGCCTCACCACGCGCCTCTGGAACGTCCTTCGCCTCAATCTCAACGTCGAGATAGAGCGGGTACTGTACCTTCACCGTGAACTTCATGCTTCGACTCCTTCCTTGCCGTAGCGAGCGCAGGACTCACAGCCCTCGCACTCCTCATTACCCAAGACCACCTGCGCTGCGTGGAAGATCTCCTCGCAGGAGAAGTCATGATCACATGAGATCGTGGACTTGATGTTGTCGTCCATGCTGACCCGCGTAAGGAACGCGTCCTTCTCGCGGTTCTCGACTTGGAGAACATCCCACCCATAGCAGATCTCTGCCGCGGCGAATCGACCATCAAGCGCGTCAAACGCATTGTGGTAGTACGCCACGGTGAGCCCCTGCTTGTTCATCTCAAACAGGATGAACTTATCGAGGTTTTCCGTTTCGCGGTACCAGATCGACAGGTTCTCATTTGCGGTGATGCTTTCGTCATGAATCAACTCCCACATGCTACAACTCCTCGTTGATCAGGAACGGCTCGCCTTCGGTGCCGTCTTCATTGACCTCGACGATCGACGTGGCAATCGAGTTGCCTTCCAAGAACGTCCACTCGCCAAGGCCTTGATCCGCGGCATCTGCCGCAATCGCGGTAAGCAACTGCTCACCTTCCAAGCCAAGCAAGTCGCCGTCCTCATAAGACAACTCTGCCAAGAAGTCATCGACCTTCTGGATGAATACGCGGTATCGCTTCATGGTCATACCTCCTTACAGCCCGATAAACCAAAGCAGGAACCAACCCGCTCGCTTTGACCTTCGCCCCATGCGCCTTCGTGCCATTGCGTACCTCCTTGTTATTGCGCGCCGTCATTTGTGCGGCGTGAGCGGAGTATGGCACAGAAGTTATAAGGCGGTCAAGTTGGCCTACCGAAGTTCAGTTATTATTCGGGGGTCGTTTTGGGGGAGGACTTGACAAGATGTTTTTTTTGGGGTAGCCGAGCTTCCGCAGAAGCGAGGGTCGAACCCGAGGGCTTGACACAAGTTATAGCGATCGCTTACAATCCCCCTACGGCAGTTAGCCGTAGGCATAAGGAGGAAGTTATGGCAGTGGAAACAATCGCTCAGTTATTGAGCAGCAGAGATCAGTTGGTCAAGGAGCGACTCGGTTTGAGCCGCGACCAGATTGAACGGCACTACCTTCGGACAGAAATGGTTGAACCGCTTATTGGCGCAACGATTATTGGGGGCACGGTGTTAGGCGATGGCGGTGCTGACCCCTACATGCCAGTGTTATTTGTAGAGCAGGGCGGCAAGCGTTATTCCCTTGTTATTTCATCTGATGATGAGGCGAACGATGGTGGTCGAATCTTCGTAGAGGGTGGACATGTTGTTATGACCCCTGATGGAGTTAGCGCAATGTCCTTCGATCGCTAAAAACGCAAAATTTTAGTTCGCCCTCAACTGGCCGCGGCCAGTTGAGATAGAACTCTGGCTGGCAACTTGACCGATGGCTAGAAGTTGCCTTACAATCTAGGGGCAGGGGCTTCCCTGTCTGTGATACAAGGAGGAAAGAAAGATGCCTAACTGGTGTGTGAACCAAGTAGACATTAGCGGCGACGAAGCAGAGGTCGCAAGGTTGGTTGAGTTTGTGAAGGGCAGCGAGGGCGACTTCGACTTTGCGAAGATTGTGCCGCCACCCGATAGCAAGTTCTACGCAATCAACGAGGGTCAGAACGATTTCCAATGCGGCTGTAAGCAGGTGTGGGTTGAGCGAGATGACCTACCAGAAATCGTTTCGTACACCGATAACGACGGCAAAGATGTAATGCGAAAGCAGGGCGAGTGGTGCGTTGATGGTATTCCAGTTGTGAAGGAAGAATCAAGCAACGGCACAATCCAAGATGATACCGCCCTGATGTTTGGCGGTACGCCAGTGTGTCCGATTCACAAGGTCAAGCAGAACTCATCGCACCCAGACTGGTGGTACAACTGGAATGTTTCTAACTGGGGCTCCAAGTGGAACTGCGGTGAAGTATGGAGCGACCGCGGCGATGACGATAGCAAGATTGACGGAATCGTTTCGTACAACTTTGATACGGCTTGGGCTCCTGCGGAGCCTGTGATTGCCGCGCTCGCCAAGCAGTTTCCAACGCTCGCAATCGCTCACCGATACTGCGAAGGCGGTATGGGTTTCGCGGGTGAGATTGTGTACGAGAACGGAGAGGTTGTAAGCGTAAGTGATTACAACGCAGATGATTTGCCAGACGAAGCATGGCACAAGGGCGAGGACGACGAGATTGAGTACGGCGAGCGTGATTATGATGCCGTACCAATGAACGAGTTTGAGAAGTTCTGTGATAAACACTTCGGCGGCGTTGTCGGGGGCTGATTAGATACAGGGCTGATGAAATCACAGCGTTAGCCCGAGTGTGAATAAGCCTCGCCAGAAATGGCGGGGCTTATTTATTATTGTTCGCGCCCAGACACCGGCGGGTGTCTGGGGTAGACCATTTGACAGGTCGCTATGACCCGTGAGAAAATCAAGTGGTCGGGGATTCCCGATAGAAAGTAAGGAGGCTGTATGCCGCTCAACTGGTCAGTAAAAAATGTAAAGAACGCGGACGATGTTTGCTACCGAACGGCAACAAGGAGCAGCGCCCATGACGGCACGACTCGCGGTGAGGAGTACCTTCATCCGATCACCAACTCGATTATCTGGCACACGATGAGCATTGGGCTCAACGAGATCACGCCAGAGAATCTTGACGAGTGGGAGAAGCGCATGGCGCTCGCTTACTCGGTCGCATGGATCGACAAGAGCGTTGTGTTTGCTGGGTATGAAGACGACGGAAACATCAAGTGTGCACCGCGCATGATTACCAGAGCAGACTTGGAGCAGCACATCGGACTGGAAACCAACGCTTCATACGAAACCGCTGGCGCTTGGCGCAAGCGCGTTATGGAGCGCATGGAGCATGAGGGTCTGAAAGAACTGAAATACGCAGAGGAGCACAACCCTGATCTCGACGCAATCACGCACAAGGAGAGCATCGAACTGCGCGACGCAATCCGAGCGGGAAAGATTACAAAGGAAGAGGCTGCGCTGCCAGAGAATCAGCCAGTCTGATCTTCGAGATCAAGTAATCAAGCGGGCCGCCTTCGGGCGGCTCGTTTGTTTTTGTTCTCGCCCAAGGAGCTGCGGCTCCTTGGGGTAGAACGCTTGACGGCTGGGCTTTGGGTATGCGACAATCCACTAGGCGGCACTTGCCGTTGTAGTAAGGAGGCTAAAATGGCAGTAAGTTGGGACAAGGTTGAGGAGATGGTGGGAATCGCAAAGGGTATCGGCTTTGACGATTGCCACAAAATCTATGTTCTGCTTGACGACGCGCAGGTGGAGCAGATGAAGGAGTATGGCTACACGACGCTCATTGAGGCAAAAGATTCCGACCCTAACGAAATGTTGAGTACGATTATGGAGTGGTACGAGAACTCTTGCTCGCTGCGATTCGTTCAGGCGATTGCGACCGTACACCCAGACAAGAATCCTAACGATGGATTCTTCTCGTTGATTGAGCAGGGCGCAGAGTGGGAGGGCGACAATGAGTAAGTGGATCGTTGTCCTACAACACACTGGCTATCGCGAGTTTGAGGTGGAAGCCTTGGATCAGGGCGAGGCAGAGGGCAAGGCGTTTGAGTTGGCAGAGGAGCCAGCACCTTGGGACACTACGCCAGAGATTATTGTTTGGAGCGCGGAGGAGATTACCGATGAGCGGTGAACTTCACGCGTGTACGCGCTGCTCGGCTCCGCTTGTTTACTCCGATGAGAAAGTCATCGGTGCGTGGAACGGCGAGCCGAACACGCGCTTTGATGTTCTGGACTTTGATCAGTATGAGAGCGGTGTGCCAGAGGGTTATCTGGTTTACTGCTTGGACTGCGCTCCCTGCGAGTGTGAGTTTCACCCGCCATTTATGTCGGACGCGGAAGCGCGAGATGAAGGCTGGTGCTTTATCCCGAACTGCGACTTTGTAGAAGCGCACCGACACGCATAAAGATAATAGTTCGGCTCCAAAGGGCCGCGGCCCTTTGGACTAGAACTTGACGCAATCTCGGGAAGTATGCGACAATCCACCTAGCGGCAGTTGCCGTTGAGAAAAAAGGAGGACGCAAATGGCACACGAAGTAGAAACGATGGCATACAACGCGGAAAGGGGCGCGCCGTGGCACAAACTCGGCGTTGCCAATAATGGACTCACAACGAGCGCGGAGATGATCGTTGCGGCTGGTCTTGATTGGGCAGTAAAGCAGCAACCGATCTTCACAACGCTTGACGGCAAGCAGATTGCGATCAACGGCAAGCGCGCAAATGTTCGCAGCACCGATGGTTCGGTCTTGGGCGTTGTCGGTGATCGCTACACGCCAATCCAGAACGACGAGATGATGTCGTTCGCGGACGCGTTGCTTGACGAGGGCGCACGCTACGAGTCGGCGGGTTCGCTCAAAGGTGGGCAGATCGTCTTCTCCGCGTTGGAGATTCCAGAGAAGATCAAGATCAAGGGCGACAATGGTGATACCAACACCTACCTTGTGATTGCCAATGGGCACAACGGCTTGTTCCCACTCAAAGCGATGATTACGCCAATCCGCGTTGTTTGTATGAACACGCTCAACGCAGCGTTGGGCAGCGCGAAGATGTCGTTCACACTTCGCCACACCGCGAAGATTGAGGAGAAAGTCGCAGAGGCGAAGCGCGCACTCGGACTTGCCGCAAGCGCGGTTGAGGAGTTTTCGGTCATCGGCTCGCGTATGATCGCGGAGAAGATGGATCGCGACGAAGCGTTCCGCGTGATTACGCGCATCTTCCCGCTGTCGGAGTCGGAGAAGCGTGAGAAGGAAGTAATGTCGGAGCGAGCGAAGGCAACAATCGCGATTCTCAATAACGCGGAGAATCTAGAAGGTTTGCGCGATACGAAGTGGGGCGTATACAACGCCATCGCCGAGTATCTGGACTATGGCGTTTCGTATCGCGGCGGGGTACGCTCTTCTGCTTCGGACGCTCGTGCTTCTAGCGTAATGCTAGACACAGGTTTCGCAGCGAAGACAAAGCGCGAGGCAGTCCTCGCGCTTTCCCGATGATTGAGTTGTTTTGGGGCTTTCTTCTTCTGCTCGCTTCGTTTACATACGCAATCGTTAGCGAAGTAAGAAAGTAGCCCAAGAAAAACAAGCCCCCTTCGGGGGGCTTGTTTTTTGTTCAGCCCCAAATGGCCGCGGCCATTTGGGTTAGAACCCCTTGACGGCTGACGGCAAATCTGCTTACAATGGTGTTGCCCCGCTTGGGGTTTGTAATAAAGGAGGCTGGAAATGGGATACGACATCTACTCGCTGCTACCAGACCGAAAGGCTGCGGCTGAACACGCAAAGAAGCACCGCTCAATGTGGGTAAACGAGGACGGCTCGTATGACGAGAAGGCTCCCGATACGCTCTACTTCCGTCTGAACATCTGGGGTATGCCGATGTTGCGTGAGTTCCACGATGCGATTGGCTTTGACGAGGTGAACGAGAATCTACTTGATAATAGCGGCGAGGTCATCAAGGACTATGAGTGCCGCGCACTCTCCGAGAAAATCGCGTCTATGAGCGATGAGCAAATCAAAAACGAAATGATTGCCATAATCGCAAACAATCCGTTTATGGACGACCACACGAAGGCGTTCCCAAGCGAGGAGGCGACTTCGTGGGTTGGTCTTATCCGAGAGTGGCAGGCGTTCTTGGAGAAGTGCGCTGACCTGAAAGGGTGTGAGGTATTGTGAGCCGCCTATTCCCCACATCTAAACGAAAGCCCTGCGACTGCCCGATGGATAGGCGGGAAGAGCATTGGCTTTGGTCTGACTGCGACAAGCATTTAGAGGACTGCTATGTGGTGTGGTGTCAAGAGTGCGACATCTACTCGGCAGACTGCGATAACGGAGGATTGACTTGGCGTGAAATCCCAAGCGACTGGAAGTAAATAAATAGTTCGCCCCCAGATGGCGGCGGCCATCTGGGATAGAACCTCTTGACGGATAGAAGCAAGTGGATTTACAATAGGGCTACCCCGCTTGGGGTGCTGCGAACAAGGAGGCAACAATGGCGTACCTACAAGGCTCAATGACGATGTGTGGCAACGGAGATTGCTACTACGACCAATGCGAGTGCGAAACGCACGACCACCCGCTCGTTCAGGAGTGCGAGGGCGAGGAAGTGCTGCGACTTGATAAGCGTTGCCCATTTGAGGGCAAGGAGCGAAAGTTCCCCTATGGCTGGAACGGCGCAGAATACGCCTATGATGAAGTTCGTAATCTCTGCGATGACTGCTATGGTGCGCTTTAATGAGCGACCACTTTGAGATTCCTGTTGGCGACCAGCAAGAAGCCGACGAGCGGACGCACCCCTGCGGCGATTGCGGTGAGGTCGTTGAGGATTGGTATCTTGCCGACAACAACTCCTCTGGGACGCTGCGAGTCTACTGCGGAAAGTGCGAGGAACACCGATCAGACAAGTACGGCTGCGCGATGATTCTTTCCGAAGGCGTGATGTGCCAAGACGGAGCGTGCGGCTGCGGCGGGACTGGCGTGTATTGAGCAATAAATAGTTCGCCCCCAAGCACCCGCGGGTGCTTGGGCTGGAACATTTGACGGACAGCCCGAGGTATGGGACAATCCGATTGTCGGAAGTACCGACGCTGCGAATAAGGAGGAATGTATGTCAACACCGATCGCTTGGCAGTTTGACGCTTCCGTTCATTGCCTAGCCTGCGCGAAGGCACGCTTCGGCGATACGCTTGACAGCGAAGACACGAAGGATAACGAGGGCAATAATCTTCACCCTGTCTTTGACTGGGACGAAGTAAACTGGTGCGGTGAATCTTGTGGGACTTGCCTTGAGTGGGCGATTGATCCCGTTGATCACGAGCCGTTCAGTTGCCTGCTAGGATACGACTGCCGCAAGCCACAAGCCGCGGCACTATGACTACGGCGTAGGATAGAGCCTCCCCTACGCCCCAACAGAGGGATCAAGTTGATCGCAGCCAACTTGATCCCTCTTTTTTGTTCGCCTCAAACGGGCCGCGGCCCGTTTGACTAGAACCTCTTGACGACCTAGTGGTCGCTGTTGTACCCTTGTCTTGCGGCGAAGTAGTGCCGCAGAAAGAGGAGGCAAGAAATGGGAAAGGGAGATAAGTCCGACTTCGCGGACTTCTCGTTCGTAAGCGAGGGAAGGATTGCCCTCATCACCCCACTCACAGCAGAGGCTCGCTCGTGGCTGCGCGATAGGGTGGACTCGGAGGCGACCTATTGGGGTCAGGCTCTTGTCGTTGAGCCGCGCTATGCCGAACCGATTCTGGAAGGAATCGCGGCAGACGGATTCTCCGTTCTGGGTTGCGTATGAGCAGGGAAGACGCAGCCTTCTACACCTATCACGAGGACGACGAGGCGATCAAAGACCTCGGCGACTATCTGGTGTTCAGGTGTGGCGTGATGAACATTAGGTACAAACGAGATAATGGGCAGTTTGTCCATCTTCGCACGACGAGGGACTTGGAAGATGTCGGCATAGACTCCGACGAGAAACTCGCAGAGGCGGAGAAAGACATTGAGCGATTTGAGTGGATAAATAACTCGTGGTTTGAGTTGATCCACAAATCCGAACTAGGCGAAGGATACGAACACCCTGTCTTCTATTCGTTGAGCGACGCAATCGCTTCCGCAGAAGCACCAGCAAACTAAATAAATAGTTCGGCTCCAATCACCCGCCGGTGATTGGAATGGAACTGAAATAGGTGCTTGACAGGTCTGGCGAGGGTGTGGGAGAATCCCCTTGTCGGAAGCGATTCTAGATGAAGCGACACCGACTAGGTGAGACTCTGGACGAGCGAGCAGATGCCGCAGCCAAAAAATGCGGGTATAGAGACGCAAAGGACGATGACCGCTAGGTGCCAATGGATCGGCGGAGCGGAAGGAAAAGGAGTCGGGGGAAGTGATTAGCCCCCGATGAATAATCCGAAACGAGACCCCCAGAGCGACGGCTCTGGGGGTTTCGTGCTTTATTAGGTTCAGCTGGAACAGGCGGCGGCCTGTTCCAATAGAACCTCTTGACACCTTGCAAGAAGTTTGATTACAATGGGTTCACCCCACTTGGGGCGGTAGCAGAGGAGGCTAAAATGTTCAAGGCTCTGGCAGTTTCACTCAAGGCAAGCGACTTCACGAAGTTCCAGTGCTCGCAGGGCACTTGCGAGGGCGATTGGCTCGTTGAGCCAAATGTCGCTTCTCGTCTTGACGGATACGATCTGAAGTTCGCTGAAATCTACGGCGATATGTTGGATGGGTTCGCTCAGCCAGACGAGATGATCTCAACTGAACTTGATGGGACTTACGACAGGTTCGGCAACATCGTCGTCCACTGGCGCAACGATGGATTCATTGACTTCGTTGCCTTCTCAGAGGCGTGGGCAGCCGAGCGCGAGATGGCTGACATCATCGCGCTCCACCAAGCCGAGTAGTCCAGAAAGCAAAGATGCCGCCTTCGGGCGGCATTTTTGTTCGGCTCCAAGTGGCCGCCGCCACTTGGAATAGAACCCTTGACGGCTGGCTAGGTGTTCGCTTAGAATCGGAGTACCCCGATTGGGGCAGAGTAGCAAGGAGGCAGAAATGAGCAAGGCAATCAAGTTGGCAGAGGCAGCCGAAATGATTCGCAGCAGCAACGGCGCAATCTTCGGCGTGGACTTCGTGAAGCGCACGACGGGCGAGGTTCGCAAGATGACGGCGCGGCTCGGAGTCAAGAAGCACCTCAAAGGTGGCGAGGCTGCGTATGACGCGGCGGCGAAAGACCTCATCTTCGTCTACGACATCACCAAGAAGGCGTATCGTTCGGTTGCGCTTGACGCAATCACGGCGGTTCGCTTTGGCGGCGAGGTCTACGAAGTCAAGTAATCCGACGGAGGTCTGGGCAAGAAGGGCGAGGGCAACCTCGCCTTTTTTGTTCACCTCACACGGGCCGCGGCCCGTGTGATTAGAACTCTTGACGACAGAATAGAAGTCTGCTTATAATCAAGTATCGGGTCGTGAGGAGACGACTAGTTGGTGGTAAGAATAACCACCCGAGACGATAAGACTGGCGGGCTTTGGCATTGACCAGCAGGGGTGCCGCCAGTAGTGGACTAGCGAAAGCGAAAGTCCACCTTCGCAAGAGGATAAGCGTCAATGCCGCGAAAGGGTTGGGGGGGTCGCAACTTGGGGGTGGTTCCCCTAGGCGACTCCCCTTCATTTTGTTCTGCTCCAAGTTGCCGCGGCAACTTGGATTTGAACCCTTGACAGGTCTGGAACTTATCGCGTAAGATTCTGGTGTCGGGGCTTCCCGATGAGTAGCAAGGAGGCAAGAAAATGGGCAAGGCAATCAAGTTCGGAGTCGGGGCGTTTGAGGCTGGTGCGCCAACTCCCGCGCTGTTCAACTGGGTTGAGGTCGTGGACTTCAACGATGACGGCAACACGCTCACCGAACTCTACCGCGTGGGCGAGTGGGACATGACGGAGGTTGCGGTTTCTGGTAAGTATGGCGCAACGAGCGTCGTGCTCTGGTGCGATGAGGAGGGTCTCTACAACGAGCCAGTCCTCCGCAATCATGCGGCGACATCACTCCGCAACGAAATCCTGCGCGGATACGCTGACCCGATCTACGGCAACTGCGTACTCACCGCAGAGGACGAGGACGGCAAGACGCTCGCGCTCACCGATGAACAGGCTGCGGAAATCAAGACGCTGCTAGAACTGGGCAACTACCCAATCAAGTAGCGCGCACAAAATCGGGAACGACAACGGCGGGGAGAAATCCCCGCCGTTGTTTCTTTGTGGAGCTCCAACCTGCCGCGGCAGGTTGGAATAGAACACTTGACGAGCGGCTAGGAGTTCGCTTAGTATTCAGGGGCGGGGACTTCCCGCTAGGTAGCAAGGAGGCAAAAATGAGCGAAGGCTACAATGGCTGGACGAACTGGGAAACTTGGGTCACCAATCTTTGGATTGAGGAGGGGCTGCTTGACCTCTTTGAGGTTGGCGAGCAGGCGCGCCACTTTGCAGAAACCAACGATAGCGACGGAAACTTCGCAGCCTATGAAATGGGGAGGTGGATTCGCGAGCAGGTTGAGGAGTTCATCGGCGAGCAGCCCGCGGGACTCGTTGCGGACTTCGTGGGCGGTTGTCTCTCGTCGGTGAACTGGACGGAAATCGCGAGCCATCACACGGACGAAGCGATTCGCAACGAGCAGGAGCAGACGGCGAACGCGGAAGCGTAAACGAAAGCGGCAGGATTTTAGGTCGGCTCCACCCTGCCGCGGCAGGGTGGAATAGAACGCTTGACAACCAAGCGGGAGTTCGCGTAGTATTGCCTTGCGGCACCTGCCGTAGAGGTAGCATAAGGAGGCAAGATGTTTGGAGGGGACTTCGGTATCCAGGCAACCTATGTGACGCGGTTCGTATCCACACCAGGGCACGGATACCTCGTAGCGGAGAAGGCAATGCTTCGCACGCTTGGTATCGCGGACAAGGTGAGCAACTGCTCGTATGAGCGCAATGGTAGCGTCTACCTAGAAGAAGATTGCGATGCGCCTCTCTTCATCGCGGCGATGGAGAAGAAGGGATTCTCGGTTTCATACAACTCGGTCAATGTTGATGATGAGTTCATTGACAAGATGGACTACTATCGCGGATAGCGCGCACAATCGTTAGCAACACACCAGCGGGATGCTACCCCCGCTGGTGTTTTCTTTTGTTCGGCTCTCGTGCGCCGCGGCGCACGAGACTCTCCCGAAACTAGGGGCTTGACGGATTGGAAATGGCGACTCTATGATGGGGCTACCCCGCTTGGGGTGGTAGCAATAAGGAGGCAGAAATGTTCAGGTGCGATTGGTGCAGCGAAACAATCACCAGCGAGGACGGCAAGTGGACGGACGAGTTCAGCGGAGTCTGGTACCACGACTATTGCGGTAAGGAGTTCCGCGACGAACTCCGCGCTGAGGCAGCCGCGCTGCTTGGCGACAAGGACGCGATGATGTACGAGGACGATTGGGACGGCTCGCAGTACCTCTGGGATAGGCGATAACTAACTAGCCCCCGCAGGTCTGGGACTTGCGGGGGCATAACATTTGTGGGGGCATTACGGGCCGCGGCCCGTAATGTTGGAACTTATATTATTCCCCGTTTATATTATTTATGTTATTTACTTATCACTTGTGTGTTAGACATCTAACAACAGCACCCAGGGTGCTGCGATAGAGCCTCCCCCCGACCACCGCGCCTGCGGCGATCGGGGGGAGGACTCCGTTAGCGCCAGCCGTCCTCGTGCTGCGTCAACGGATCGGTTTCATCTTCGCGCTTCGACGCGTAATCCAGGTTGCGCTCCTTTCGATCTTCCTCGTCGCGCTGCCACTCTTCTTCGCGCTCCTCGACGCACTCCTCGCAAAGAATCGCGTCGAAGTCGCTGTGCGGCTCAACGCTCGACAAAGCGCTTGTTCCGCAATCCTCACACTCGACGCAATCGTCGCAAAGCATTTGCTCGATCGTTTCGCGGAAAGAAACTTTCGCCGCGTGCGGAGTGCCTTCATCGATTCCGCAATCCTCACATCGCTGCTCGTCAATGCAGCATTGTTTGCAATCTCCTTTCTTCGTCATCTCGCATTGTCCGTGTGCTTCACACTCAAACATCGTGAACCTCCAATGCTGTTGCGAGGTGCGAGCGCCGCGCGCCCGCACCCCGCTGTGATTACGCGTTAGCAGCGTCGCGCTGCTTCGCTGTTGCTTTCGCAACCGACTTCATCGCGCTTGCAAGTTTCGCTTGCAGCGCGCTCGTGTTCTCCTCGAAGTATGCGAGCGTTGCCGTTGCCGTTGCGAGTGCCGCTTCCGACTTCGCAACCAACTTCTTGTTTGGCTTCGACTCGATCGCAAGTTCCACGAGTGTTGCGCGCTCAAACTCGACAACATCGGCAGCAAGCGCGCGCTGCTCAATGCTGCGTGCAAGCAACTTGTTGATCACGCCGATCGACTCCGTTGCTGTGCGCTTTGTTTGCTTTGCTTTCTTGCTCATTGTGCTGTCCTCCAAACTTGTGGAGTGTGGAAGCGCCGCGCGCTTCCACACTCCTTTGCTTCACTCAACGACGCAGGTTTCTGCTTGGTCGATGTAGATGTCCATACGCGTTGCAACCGCGTCGCAATCCGCGCACTCCCATCGACCGAGAGCAGCAATCTCCTCGTCGTGCTCGTCGCGATGCTGCGACAACCACGCGGCAATCTCTCCCGCGTAGTCGTGCGGCGATTCGATTGCGTCGACCGCGTGGTCGGCGGTGTCGAGCGTTCGCGCAAACTCGACAACATACTCGTTGAGAAGTTGCGCGTACGCCACACGCGCTTGCAGCGAGTTGCTGCGATTCTCAACAAACTTCCAATGGTGCGTGGTGAGTTGAGCACCACGCTCCAACAAGATTGCGATGCGCTTCATCGCTCCCATCGTGAACCTCCAATGCTACCTGCGACGCTTCACCATCACATCGGCTCCTTCGCCGTAGTGCCGCCGCTGCACCCATCATCAGGCTTCTACTCCGTGAGATTTTTTTTCTCGGGTCGTACGCGCCGGAGGCGCGCCCATGGAACTTATTCCTCTTATTTATTTATTTATATTGTGAGGGGGTTAGAGATATAACAGCAGCACAGGGTGCCGCGGTATAACTAACCCCCCTCCCACCGCGCTGGGTGGAAGGGGGGCTAGACTTTAGGAGATCGTGAAGCAGCGTGCCACGACGTATCCAGAAGCGTAGTCCTCATGCTGACCACACTCCTTGATGATCTCCTGAACGCTCCGATTGTGAGCGATCTCAAGATTCTCTGACCACTCCTTCAGGTAGAAGTGACCCGTTGGAAGAATCTTCTCAGTGTTCACCGAGAGCGCGCACAGCAGTTCATCTTCAGTCCACAACGTAACGGCAGTGTTGCCGTTGTGATACAGGACGATCTGAACTTCTGCGTCGTATTCCGTTTCAAATGCGCGAACCTTGATCTTCTTTCCTTCAGACTTGAACATGATTCCCTCCTTCACTAATGGTGAAGTGCGAGCGTCGCATTCGCTCGCACTTCGTTTGACTACTTGGCCGCTACCTTTTCGTACGCGCCAGAAGCGACTTTGTACGAAACGACGCTCAGCACCTTGTCGCCGCATGAAACGCAAAACGGAACATGCTCGTACGTTTCCCTTACGTCCATCTCGCCGACAATGTCCTTCGCCGTGAGTGCGCGGATTGGAAACTCAATCTTCGCCCTGATGATCTCATCAAGATCAAATCCAAGTGTTCCGCATCCAAAGCAAACGTAAAACTCGCCAATGTCAAACGCTTCAACTTCAATAGTTTCGTCAACGCGTCCGACTGCGCTCAAACTAACTTTCGTCCTCATGATCATCTCCTTCAATGCTTGTGAGGTGCGAGCGTCGCATTCGCTCGCACCTCGTTTGATTGAACTGCGACGAGATTCCTACTCGCAGGGTTCCTCGTCGCCGCTCTCAATAGAATGCGCTTCAGCGTCGCACTCTATACAGTGCCAATAACCAAACTTGCGAGTCATGTACTCCTTCTCTGAAGTTGCGACGTCCATGTTCTCAATGAACTCCGCAACGCCATCAAGAAACTTGTGAGGCTTCTCAAGGACGTACATCGCTTCCGCGCCAGTGCTCTTTGTTGCTGCGTACTGCTCAATGATTTCTCGTGAACCATTGTGGAGCGACCACGCAACATCATCGTAATCATCGTCAGCATCTCTGGCGATGAACTCCCATTCGTGCGTGCGCTCCTCTTGAGCCACGATTGGATTCACGACTTCACTGACGACTTCAGCGAAGAGGTTTGCGCGCTGTTGCGAGCGTTCCTTCTCGGACATCTCTGTCCTCCTTTTTGCTACCGCGCACTTCGGTGTCGCAACGGCTCATGCCGCACCGCGTCCGCTGACCCCATCATCGCGTTTCTGTTGATTGAGATTTTTAGGCCGAGGTCGTACACGCCGGAGGCGTGGCCATGGAACTTATTGCTCTTATTTATATTCATATTGTGTGTTAGATATAGAACTACAGGCCCCAGGGGGCCGCGATAGAGCAATCCCCCCAACCGCGGGACCTCGCGGCTGGGGGGATGTCTGCTAGACGTAGATCGTTTCGCGTTCCTTGAATCCGTAGATCGCACGCTGACGATTCGCCTTCGCAGTGCCTAGCGCAGCGCGCCTGCTGCTGATGATCGTGGTGGGGTCAACGTGAATCATCCCATCCTCTACCCACGCGCCTGCGTGACGCGTGTTGTACCGTACTGCGCATTCCAACAGTGCAGTGCGCAGTGCACGCTCAGTAGTATCAAGCGGCAGCAGTACTGCAGTCCGATCAGTGGAACCCACTGCGTACCCGCGTGCAGGATTCACTGCGCGCATTCCGCGCGCGCGTACCGTCACGCCGCCTAGCGTGGCGATCAGTGCCAATAGCGATTCCATACCGTTCCCTCCCGTACTGATGCGACGCCACAGCAGCGCCGCTGACCCCATCATCGCCGAGTCATACGGAGAGATTCTTTTTCTGGTGCTGTACGCGCCGGAGGCGTGTCTATCGAACTTATTACTTATATTTAGTTACTTATATTCCACAAGAGAGTGCGACCGCCACCTGGGCGCTAGATAAAAAAAGAGAAAAAAATAAAGGAGCGAGCAGGGGGCTCTCTCGTCCCCCTGCTCCCTTGCCTCGCCCGCCTTTATACGCGGGCCGATCCGTTAGGCGATCGCGCGGCGCACGATGCCTTGATGGCGCGATGTGGTCACGCTCCATCGCGTGGGGTCAATGCTCCACACGCCATTGGTAAAATCCGCGATGCATACGCGGTACGAATACACCATGTATTGCGTACCGATCAATTCGCCGCGGAAATTTCCCGTGTGCGAAACAAACGGTAGCCGCTCCTTGATGCGGTCTATCGCTTGCTTGCGGTTGATCCGCTTGCCCATTTGCGTATCCTCCTATTGCTGCAGCGCCCTTGCTATCGGGGCTAGGCACATCATCCCCTATTGATACGGCGCGGTATTTCTTCTCAGCTAGTACGCGCCGGAGGCGTGTCTATCGAACTTATTACTTATATATTGTTACTTATATATCTCTTGTGAGTTACACATCTAACAGCAGCACGGGGGGCCGCGACAGAACTTTCCCCCCCACCGCGCGTCCGCGGTGAGGGGGAAGTCCTTACTGAATCGACTGGATTTGGATTCCCTTGTTGCCTTCCCAGTCGGTACCCTTCTCGGCTGCTACCTTCTCCAATTGCGAAAGGTAGAATCGCTGCTTCTCCAATTCGAGACGAGCGCGAAGGTACGCCATTCGGCTGGCGCCAACATTCTCGCTTGCCTTGATCGCATCACCAGCGCTTCCCGTGATCGTTGCGAGCGAAAGAATCGCTTCTGCTTTCGCGACAAGATTCTCCGTTTCCGCGAAGATGTCTTGCGCTTCTGCTACCACCTTGCGAAGCGCTTCGATCGCTTCGCCGATTGTCTTGATCATTCCAAGCCACCTTTCTGCTAGACCATTGTGATGTCGCATTCATCACACCGCGCGTCCGCGGCTGCTCCATCATCTCCTAGATGTTGATTCGCGTTCTTTTAGCGGCGTCGTACTCGCCGGAGGCGAGCCTGTCGAACTTATGTTGTTATGTTACTTACTTATAGTCAGTCAGTTAGAGATAGAACAGCAGCACCCGGGGGGTTGCGAGAGAACTTCCCCCCGCCCACCGCGCCTGCGGTGAACGGGGGGAGGCCGATCAGACGATGACCAGTCGTGCGTTCCAGTCCGTTCCAGTATTCCATCGTTCGCGTACGATCCACGCGCCGTCCTCATCCTGACGCAACACTTCGTATCCGATCGGATCGAGCGCGTCCTTCAGAATGAAGAATGCGCGGGTATCGAGTTCGTCGATCCACGACGATGGACGATCCTTCCGAATCGCTTCGATAGCCTTCACGATCCTATCCGATACACGATCGGATTCTGCTTCCATCCTAGTGCGATTCTCGCGCTCCGTCAGCGTCGAGCGATGCTCATACACGAGCCTCCATTCGATCGGGTTCACGTGCTTCACCATTGTGATTCTCCCTTCAGTGAAGTGATGCGCGGCGTCGCATTCGCCGCGCATCACCATCACGCTATTGCCAGACGATTCTATTGCGGAAGAATGCTGGTAGTTCGTACCAGACTTCGTCTTCCACTAGCACTCGCTTCGCTTCAGCGTCGCTGAAGTAGTGAATGCCGCCATAGCCGTCCGCTTCCATCACCATCAGCGCGTTCGCATTCGCGCTAAGTGCGACGTGGTAGCGGTGCGGCTTCGGACTCATCACGCCTTCCGTATTCACGCAAGTGATCGTGATGACGTCATCAGCATCACCGCGTACGGTGACGTCGCAACCTTCATCAGGTCGATGCCAAGTCATACCATTGTCTCCCTTCCGAGCCTTCGGTGGCTCGGACTCATCATCGCGCACTCATACAATAGCGTTTTCATACTCGGTCTGTACTCGCCGGAGGCGAGTCCATCGAACTTATTATGTTATTTGTTATTTATATTCATACTGTGAGTTACATATAGAACAGCAGCCCCAGGGGGCGCGACCGCCACCGAAGTCACATAGGTACAAAGAAGCCCCCGCCCTCCGCGCGCTCGCGGAGGACGGGGGCGGTTGCGTTCCGTGTGTGTGCTATCGCTTGCCGTAGCGGCGGCGCATCTTCTCATCGGCAACGATCACCGCGAAGATTGCGAGCCACGCCGCGCCCACGCTCGCCACACCCAGAAGGAGCGACATCGCATCGCCCGCACCCAGGAGCCACGAGATCGCCGTCCCAGCGATTCCAGACACCGCGCAGACCAGACCGAACGCGACAACCTCGCCGTCTGCTTCGCGTGGATTCTTCGCGTAGCGGTGTTCCATTGCGAGATCGCCGATCTCGTAAACGAAACCCGCGAACGATACAACGCCGAGAGCCGCGAAACCGAAGAGAACCGACAGCACCGCATCGCCGCGGAGAACGAAAGAAAGAGCCGCCGCCGCCATCGGCGAAAGAAGAAGTAGCATCGCGTACATTGTGTGTGCCTCCTAACTACTACCGCGGCGGCAACGCCACCGCTGACCCCATCATCGCCTATGGTCTTGATCGTGCTTTCTTTGGGGGCGTGTAGCATCCGGAGGATGCTCCCAACCCCCAGAATGCGTCCTCGACCCCCCTCCCCCACCGTGCGACTAGGGACGCGGCGGATTTTTTTACAGACGAGGGGTTGGCGGTTCTATAATCGCTTGCGGAGGGCCTTCCAGAAGCCCCGGAAATGCCTATTTGCGGCCCGTAGAGCCCTGTTGATTCGCCTGGCGTATCGTGAGCTCCCACGCGAGCCTACAGACCGCCTCGTGAGGATTTCTTCCTCGTGCCGATACGACCGCCCCTTTTCGGCTGTGCGCGACTGCCATCCAGTCGTTGTCGACCATTGCGCGGTGAACGCCGTGAATGGTGAATCCGAATCCAGAAACGGCTGCGTCTGCCTCCTCAAAGGAGAGCATTGCAAAGTCAACCCACTTAGACATTCTCTTCTCCGGATACAAGTTTCTGGACTGCAATCTCTGGGGTCTCGCCGACAGCGCGACGCTTAACGATCCAGTTTCCCTTCGGCGACTCGGTGCCGCGAAGGTAGTCAAGTGCTGTATCGACATTCTCTGCCTTTGGGTCCCACGCACTAGTGCATACGGCCCATTCCTTTGTCTCGTGCAAATACTCCATGATCGAAAGCACCTCTCCTTCTGGGAGCTGCGCCGCGAGTCGTTCAATCCTGCTCATTGTCTGTCTCCTTCATATAGTTTGACGCAAGCTTTGCGAAATCTGTTTCGTACCCAAACCCACCGTGGTGAACCGTTCGTGCGTCCACAAGCACGTTGATGTCGTACCCAATTGCGCGCATGTCCATGCAGAATCCAAAGTCTTCGCCCCAGTGCTCCTTGGTTTCTGGATGCACCATAAAGCGGAAGAATTCGGTGAGACGCTGATTTGTTAGCGTGTTCTGATACCAGCGGTCTGGATACTTTTCCTGGAAGTCTAGCAGTGCCTCTCGACGAATAATCATCGCGCCGGTCCCTGCTCGCTGCGACTTGAGAAGCATTCTTCCGTCAGGGCGTTCTTCGTCAATAGGGAGGAAGTTCATTCCGCCGATGTATGCTGGCAAATTTTTTGCTGGAATTTCAGGATACTTGCGCAGCACCTCAACCGCTAGTTCGAAATTCGCAATCCTCTTAGCGCACGGAAGGGCCACGATCGACTCGCCAGACGCAACCGCCCGAAGGACATCCTTTCCCGAAAACTCGATATCCGAGTCAACCATGAAAAGGTGCGAGTAGCCGCTCTCAAGGAATGAGTGCAACAAGACATTCCTTGCATCGGTGAGGATCGATGATCCGTGCACCATCTTCCACTTGAACTGAATGCCGTTGTGCATGCAGTCCCGCTGAAGCTCCAGCAACCCCATTGTGTTTCCTGGGTGCATCTCGTGGGCGATCGGTCCGCCGGAATAAATCGACGGCAAGTTCTGTTTTGCCTGATTGCGCATTTGCTTTGCCTTCTTACCCATTGACAACCTTCTCCTTCTTTGAGTAGTTCCACGAATCTTCATCGCCGAGAGCGGCCCACCGTTCGCCCTCTGCAGAGAACAGTTGCGTGCTGACCTTGAAGTCCGGCATCTTCGGATTCTTAAACACCGCCGCCTCATCCATCCAGATGACACGGTTGTTCGGCTGCGCGGCAAACTGCCCGTTGTCTAGTCTAATGAAGTTGTAGGACTTGTGCTCTGCCGGAATGGCAGCCCAGTCGGTGTCCACTTCGTTCGGCTCGGGCTGCACCTGGTCCACCGTAAATAAGTATGAGCCCTTGTGCCATGCGCCTGCCTTGTCAAGGTACTTGCATGGCATCCCCTTGAGCAGGGTCTTCTCGATGACGGCAATTCCCGAGGAGTTGACATCCCACATCTGCAAGAGACCCAGCGGAAGATCGGGTGTTGGCGTCTCTGGGTTCTGGACGTACGCGCTAATGGGAAGTTTGTCATACAACGCCCCGTATTCCGGCAGGAATGCCTCGATATACAGCGCGCGGTGCCGTGGCGCCTTGACGGTCACCCAGTAGGCTGGCGTGAACTCTCCGTGGCCATCCTGAAGGTCTCGCAAGTATTCCTTGCGGACGTAGCACGACACGGTTGGGATGTTTGCAATGACGTGCGGCATTATGAGCTCGCCTTGATTTTATCTCGATACTTCTTGGCGGCCTGGCGCATGTATTCTCTCCGCCTTTCAAAATCTTCAATTTCCACATTGCACGCGATGCACATTGGGTGCTTCCTTGAGTAGTAGAATTCGCCGTCGTTTGGCCACCACTCTAGACATCTCGTGCACTTGCGTATCATTAGCTAACAATCTCCGCAACGACCCAGATGATTGCGAATGCAACAAGCGCGTAGAAAAATGATTCTACGGGCGTCGTCACATAGATTTCGTTGTGTTCATACTTGTAGCGCTGATCATCAACCTTGCGAATCTTTTTCATGCTCACTCCTGTTGACGCTGCGATCTACGGAAAATCCTTTCGGGTATCTGAGGCGGAGCTTCTTCTCGTTCTGAACCGCAACCTCCGAAAGGTCGATCCGAGCAACTGAGGCAATCTCAGCCACATACCAAAGGATATCACCAAGCTCCTTGGTGATGTAGTCGCGATCGACAGCGTGTCCGTGTCCAATCCACTTCTTGAGGTGATCGATCAGCTCACCAGACTCCCCAGCAAGGCCCATCGCTGCAATCGCAACGCGCCCCTGTTCTGGGTCGAGGTAGATGTCGCCACGAGCGGTCATGGCAGCGCCTCGCTGGTAATCGTCAAATCCGCTGGCCCACGCCTTGTGGTCGCAGCAGTTGCCTTCGCTGCACCCAGTACAGCCGCAAGTACACGCGGTTTCGGTAATCATATTTCCTCCTAAAGCAAAATTACGGGGATTGTTAACATAAGCGCAACTCCAGTCACCCAGAGGGTTGCGGCAAACGCCACGAGGTAGGAAGCGTTCTTCCTGCTCTTCATTGGTGAGGTTACGCCAAGGGCAAACAGGGCAACAGCAAAGATGCCCGTGAGCACCTGCAGGCGGTTGCTGTAGTTCCCCTCAAGCCATGATTCGGCGAGTGGGCCTTCACCGCTGTCGTACATCTCGTTGTATGGTCCGTACACGGCGTCCATATACTCGGTGCAGTCTGGCAGTTGGCCTTCCGGGTTTTCCTGCTGGCATGGCACCGCATAGACGCTGAACTCATAGGAGCCGCCAAGGTCGGTGTCCCAAGTCAGCAGGTCGGCTCGGTACTTCACCTCTGCCGTGATCCACAGGTTATTTGCGTCCGCAATAATTAGCTGATAGTCGCCATAGGCGGCAGACGATGCGTTGTTATGGAATGACGCTTGGATTGCCGTCCAGGCGGTGGTTGTCGACACAAGGCCAATCAGCAGTACCACTGCAAGTTCCCCTGATATCTTGCTTAAAAACGTCAACACTCTGTTCATTAAAATTGCACCGACTCGTTGATGACAATTGGCTGTGCCTCGAACGAGGCGAACACAGGCATGCCGGGCTTGATAAATCCACCCTCGATATTGAAGGAAATGTATTCGTCCGCTTCCTCAATGTGGAAGCAGCCCTCATGAGTGTCCCCTGGGTTGTTCGCCTCGCAGGTCGACACAAAGTCGTCAAACAAGCGCTGTAGGATCTTGTTGCGGTCGTAGATAGCGACAATCATCTGTCCGTCAGACCCGTGAAAGATTGTCCCGTGTCCTACGAGGCAATCTTCCCACCCATCGGCGTACAGGACGTCTTCACGCTGTTCAATTGCTGGTCGCGTAATCGTTGTTTGCTCTTCCATGCCCTCAATCCTCCATAGTCCATACTCTTGTCCATGCTCGGTGAACCCGATCACTCGTGCTGTTCCGTCGTCTAGTGTATCTCGATAAAGTTTGACGTGCACGCCGTTTACTGTGGCGGTGCAGATCGCTCTGCTGTTCATCTGTAATTCTTGATTCTTTCTAGTGAGTTTTCATGTATCGGTTCGCTTACGTGCCATGCGTCTAGCATCCAGGCCGCCCAAAACCGTGGGCGAACAGCGGGGACTACCCGTGTGGCAATCAGTTGCCTGTAGCGGCGGTCGGGAAGCAGGCGAATGATGGTAGTAGCGAGACTAGCCGCTACCTCAGTTTTTCCCAAAAAAAATTTCGAGAGGCCATCGTAACGAAGTTGGTTATAGGGGATCACAATGATCGATCCGTCTACATTGGCGATAACCATTCGACCCTGCTTCATCTTGAGCCGCGCGCGAGGATAACTAGTTCTCGTACCCAAGAGCCAATGATGTAACCCTTGGGTACGAGTCTCCGAAGGAGAAGCAACACAATTATCTATTGACGATTCTGAACCAAAGGGTCCAGAGGGCCAACGTGAGCGTGGAGCCGACAACGACTGCCGCCACGTAACTAAAGAACGTTCCGAGATCCATCAGAACGGAACCTCGGAAAAGTCTTCTTCAGGCGCGGCCTGCTTGACTGCGCCAGCGGCACCCTTGCCCTTGGCAAGAAGATCAAATGTGCGCGCCGTGATCTGAATGGAAGACTTGGACTCGCCGCTGCGGGTCTGAAAAGTCTTCACGGACGGAACGCCTTCAACGCACACAAGATCACCCTTGTCGAGCAGCTGTACAGCAAGTTCTGCCTGCTTCTCCCAAATGGATACGTCGTACCAATTGGTGGTCTCTTCACCGCCGCGCTTGTTCTTTACCGCAACGCTGAACGATGAAACGTTCTTTCCTGTCTTGGTGTTGCGAAGTTCTGGCTTGCTTCCAAGCCTGCCAGTTACTTCAATCCTTTCCTTTGCCATTTCACTTCTCCTGACTTAGGACCAGTCGGACATATTCTTCCGCTGCTCCAAATTCCATTTCCCAAACTCGTGGGATAAACCATCGGTCATTGACGACCAATCCAGCCGCTACCGCATCTAGCGTTAGCTTCAATAGATTATCAGCATCCATCGGTCTTTTCAAATGCGCCCAGATGTCGATGACAATCCTCTTCCCGTCTACCGGCAGGAAGTCCGGCCTTGTGACTAACGCTTTCTGTGTCGCATATGTCACGATCTCCTTCCATGCTTTTGCTTCTCGTGTCATGTAGATAATTTTGCCCGCAACGCGATACGCGCGGTTCCATGATGGCGGTCTTCCTACAAGGACAATCTCAAGCCCTTCCGTCCAGCCTTCCAAGCCTGATACGCTGGTCATCCCCGCCCACCTTGATGGCGCGACAGGTCTGCTGTAGTCGGGAGATGAGAGCCCCATATCCAAGGGCATCGAGTTCGTCAAGGCCGCGGTTCGTCGTGGCGATCGTCGCGAGACAGGCACTATATCGGCTCTCAACAAGGACGTAGAGTCGCTCTGCCGCCCAGTCGGTTGCCTTCTCCTTCCCAAGATCATCAAGGACCACGACGCTTGCGCGTGTCAAACAAAAGTCAAACAAGTTCATGACTTCTGGATCATTGTACTTCATTGACTGGCGAATCCGATCTAAAAAGATCGGCACATTGATAAAGCGAACTCCACCAAGACCAGCGGCAACTTTCTCTCGGACTGACGCCACGGCAAGGTGGGTCTTTCCCGTACCTGGCGGCCCAACAAAAAGAAGGCCCCGCTCCCCAATCGGTGCCTTTGCCCACTCCATTGAGGCCTCAAGGGCCGTCTTAGAGCCACCCTGCGCCTCGAAATTTGCGAAGGTGCTGTCTAAGTACCTTTTTGGGATTCCAACGCCTAGAAGCGCTTTTTCGAGGTCCTGTGGCGGCTTGCTCTCGCCCCACATGATGTCCTCCAGGTATACAACTTCGGTGCTACTTGTTGTCATTATCGCGCTCCACCGCAGCGGCGACCAAGAGGATCACCGCGACGAGCAACATAAACAGTGCTGGCTGTAACATCTACTCCTCCAACTGTGCATCACGAACAGATGATGTTGTGTGCACCCTCTTCTTACTGCCTTTTCCGATCGCTGTCAAATATGCAATTGGGTCGCCCTTGAGGTCGCGCAGTGCCGCGTCGCAGATGGCAGACATTAGCGCGGGAATTCCACCTGGATATTCGCGCATCAACTTTGCAATGCGAGCGTAGTCGGTTCTCTGTGGAACGATGCCATTCATCTGCCCCATGAATTCAACAAGTCTTCCCTGTCGGTTCGGCCCTGCCACAATGTATTCCATCCACTCTTTCATGCTCCGAACCTTGACTTGTGCATCGTGTTCGTCGCGAAGACCGAGACGGTTCAGTCGGTCGCGAGCGGCCGCTGCAAGCGCCTCCCTTGCCTCACGCATTCCATCAGATGGAACCTGCCACTCGTCCCAATCGTGCACCACGAGTCCGTCGAGAAGCCCAACGCGTCGGAAGTGCGGAAGGAACTTTGTGTTTTGCGATCCGACCATTGCTTCAATGTGCTGATCGGACTCAAACACTCCGTCGGTTTCTGATGCCGCGCACAGCAGAACAATCCATGCCCATCGCGCGTTGTTATCTGGCAGCCGCCAAAGTTTCTTGTGTCGCGGAAGATCGCTGTAGCATCTCCAGTAGACGCGAGCGTCTCCCATCTCCTCAAGAGGAATAATCGGTGTCATGCCCACCGCTAATCTCCTTCTGGATCGCAATCCATGCAGTAGCTGTTTTCTTCTCCGAACTCACCAATGAATTCCGCACCACAGTTTTTGCACGTGCAGATCATTATTTTTCCCAGTCAGGCCAAAGGTCTTTCTTCAGTGCCGGGACCAGATTGTACAGCTCTTTTCTCTTTTCGGGAATCTGCTGCGGGTGGCTCTCCCACTTATCGCACAGTTCCTTGAATTCGCAGTTTGCATGCGCAAACGCCGTTGGGTTCGGATAGATCGCGCCCTTCTCGATTGCGTCAAGGAACGCGCGAGCCCCGATGTACATCTTGTCAATATCTTCCTGAGTGCGGGTAGTGGTTCTTCGATCAACATTCACGCCCTTAGCCGAGTTGCTAATGATATTGAATGTCACCGATGGGTCGTGGTCATAGTTTTGGCGAACAGCATTCACATAGGCGGTTGCCTGAATGTCTCCGCGCTCTCGATCCTTCTCCCACCTTCTCTGTGCGGTCTTGTGCTCGACTACGCGGAGATCTGTGGTGAGCATGTCGAGATTTGTCTTCAACTTCATCGGAAGCTTCCCAAGTTTAGAGTGGGAAATCTCCGACATCATTGAGTGCTCAACATACTTTGCAGTCCAGTCGTCGCCCTCAAGAACAGCAGCCCGAAGCATCTCTTCGCCACTAAAGCCCTCGCTAAGGATATCGCGCTCTTTTTCTGCGCCCCAGTCCACCTGCGCCGACTCTATTGACCAAACTTTTCGATAGTGATCGAACACCGGCGTAAGGTCGCCATTTCGCTTGCCGCCCGTAATGGGCTCGTACCATCGCTGAAGTCCGGCGTGGACCGAGGTGCCCAGGGCGAAGTACGCCGTCGTCCTGTTGGTCCACATACCGAGCCGATACTTGTACCACCAGCGAAGTGGGCACGAAAGGAATTCGCGCAACTCACTTACACTGATGTGCTGCGGGTTTCTCTCCTCAATCATCCGACGAGCTCAGCTCGGCGAGCGCGGAATCTCTTGATCAAGAACTCACGGGAAAGTTCGTCAATATCAACACCGTCGGCGTTCGACTCATTGATCGACTTTCCAATCTCAGTAAGTTCATCAATCGTCTTCGCCTTGGCGAATGCATCGACAAACTTCTGGATGTGTGGCGGGAGTGCGACGTCTTCGTCAAAAACCTCAGCGGCGGCCTTTGCTGCTGACTTTCCGCCCTTTGACTTGATCTCGTCGTCAGACGCGATTCTCTTTGACGGAAGGCCAGCCATTACCAACGCGCGACCAACTGCCGATGTCTCGCAATTCTCAATCTCTGAGCCGCGGGTGTACGGCGTTGCGCCAGGAATCTGCATTGCGCTGTGTCCAATTCCCGCTGGGCGATCATCCATAAAGCCAAGTGCATCGTCAGGTCCGTTGTCGCCCTTAACGCCGCGATATGCTCGCGCCTCTACGACTACACGCTTTTCGGTGTGCTCAACAATTCTGGTTTCAATGCGTGCGTTGGGGTACGCCTCGTACCATGCGCGGATTCGCTCTGCGACATCCACGTAATCCTTAAGTGCGCTCTTATCGAATGCCATTTGCTTCCTCCTTATTCAAATACTCATCGAGGTCCTCGAAGAGTCTTCCTTCTTCAATCCCGAGAAATTCAGAGATCTTCTTGCGCATCGGGCCACTGATAGGCGCCTGACCATACTGCACCTGATTTAGGTAGCCGTACGATACGCCAAGATGCTTGGCGATGTATCGCCTCTTGATCCCAGTTTCTTCTAGGAGTTTCCACACCCGAGCAGTTTTCTTCCTCTGAATAATGCGCTGCTCCGCAAAATTCGGACCAGTTTGCTTCATTACCCTTCCTTGCTTTCTAGCACTGGATTTGCAACCCAGTCCTCCATCGCTATCGAGATGCCCCTACGATACGCCAAAATGTCATCGTATGCAACTAGCGTATCAAGGTCGTTGGATGCGGCGTTGGCCGCCTCAAACGCAATCATCTCCTTCGGCTTAATATGAGCGCTCTCGTCAAGAGATTGCTGGAGATACTCCCTGAACTTGCTCCGACCGAGCAGCATCAGTTCCATTTCCTGCATTTTCGTCCCTTCCCCTGCCGTGCACAGTGCACCTATCTAGAACACACTTTGAGGTGTTTGAGCCGGGGGCCTCAATGGCCTCCGCTAAACCCATCACCCTGCCGCCAGGATTACAGTGCGCGTTCGCACAAAAATACACCTTCAGCCGTAGCTGAAAGAGCGTCCCGCCACATGCGTAGCAAGACAATCCGAGGGCACCCTTATTGGACATATGCCCCTCCTTTCAGGATATCATCTTACTTGATGATATCACCCTTGGTCAAGCCTGCGTTGGGTAGGCACCCAATGTGATATTTGCGATTGCCTCTTTTCACAATAGGACCTAGGCCCCTGCCGATGATCCCCGCCGACTTCGCCATGCACTGGCGATTGTCGCATCTTGGTCTAGGAAAGCTCTCCACTTCGATCATATTCAAATCCCTCTAAGTATTCATACAGTGCCTCTCGCCACTTGCGAGAGGATTCTGTTTTCATTTTATGATGCCACCCGCACAGCGTCACCAGATTCCACATCTCCGAGGGGCCACGCTTGCCAAAGCCAGAGTTAAAGACGTGGTCAAGCTCAAGGACGATCTGCCCGCCGGACCCGAACTGGCTGCCGCACTCATCGTGCATTCCGACTCGAGGACCAATGCAACCCCTGTCCCTCTGCAGGACATCTTTCCTCATCCCTGGAGTAACCGGATCTTTATGCCCCATTAGACCTTCTTAGATCGCTTGGCTTTCTTCTTTGGGCGATCCTGCTCTTGCGCAACCGGTCGCGGCTTTACCCCGTCCGCCTTCATGACTCGACAGGGGATACAGAAGCATGGCTGCTGGTGGTAAAACTTATCTGCCATAGAGACCTATCGCTTTCGCTCTTTGGCCTCAACTGACCTCATCACCTTATTCGACCAGGCCTTTCCCGGATCACCGCCCCAAAGAGCCCAGGCAATTCTTCCAGCAGATGGGAATCCCTTTTGGCCAGGAGCCCAGCCTTCGCCCTTCTTGTCGACTTCGTGACGTGCAAGGTATGCGCGCATCTTTCTCACTCTTGCAATTGTCATCTTGTTTCCCGTGAGCATTCTTGCGGTTACTTGACCAGGTCCAATTCCGCCTCTGCCAAACTCTTTTCGCCAATCAAGCCCACGTCGCGCTTCTGCCTTTACTCCGGCAGGAACATTAAGGTTGATTGTGTCGGCCTTTTCAACTTCAATATCTCCAAGGTTTGGAATTGCTGCGCCAGCAGCCTTGTAGGATGAATCGGCTGATGGGTCGTAATAGGAAACGATTGCTGCGCCAGCCCGAATGATCTCGCTGACCTTCTGTCTCTTGAAGTAATCAATTGCACTTGTCGGGAAGCTGCTTTCATAAACCTCGGCGTCAAATCCCGCTTCGGCAAGCTGACTTCTAACAAAATCAACTTGTCCCTTTGTCGAGGTGATTGCAACCACCGAAGAACCGCCCTCAACAAATCCATCTATTGCGTCAATGATGTGTGAAGGGCACTCGTCACTGAGCAACGCCTCTGCGTCAACGAGAACAACGCTCTTCTTAGACGGTTGCTGATTTGGATTCATTTCAGGATTCGGCTTAGACTCAAGTTGGTCTTTGCCCTGATCTGGCTCTTGGCTCCCTGCCCCGTTGTTTCCGGCCCCGCCATCCGGGACGTCTCCACCAGGTGTTGGCTCCTGTTCTGGCGCGTCGGGATCGCCAACCTTACCCTTAAGGTAGAGCTCGTAATATCTCATTGGCATATACCCAAGCGGGCTTGGCATCCATACTTCATCGCCCATCAGCCCAACGCCTTCCTGCCCGCGCTCCTTGAGCGCGTCATTGAGTCGAAGCCATGGAAGTCCGGCAAGTGCTGCCTTGTAGTAGTCAGCAACTGTCTGCGCAGACTCGCGACCAACATCAGTGTAGACAAATCGCAAGCCCTTGTCATAAAGCCAAACAACTTCTCTAGTGATGTAGTCCGCAATAAGTTCGCAAAGCGGAGCAATGCCGTTGTCGGCAGTGAACGCCGCGCCGTACTCTGACGAACTCTTGTTCACGTCAAAGTTTAGCCCGATGTCTTGCGCCTGAACGCCGAAGACTGCGCAGATCTTGCGTGCAAGATAGATCTGCCACTCCATGAACTGCATGTCTCGGTTTGACTGCGCCATAGGAATCCACTTGACCCCCTTGCCGCCACCGGTGATCGCGGTCTGGCTCTTGCCTGCGATTTCGCCTTCCCAATAGTTCTTGAAGGCATCAACCTGATCAGGGCGAACGCCTTCGCCAAGATCAATAATTCCCGGTGGGGTCGCCTGCTCAACAATGTTGTTGTTGTACTTAGCCGCCCGAAGGTCCGCCTCAATGGTCTCAGCAAGAACCTCTAGCGGTGAGAGGCCGAGCGGGGAATACGTCACTCGGTTTCCCACAATGACAATCATCTCTTCGTTCAGGTACTCGGCAATGATCTTTCCGGTCTCGTCGTATTCAAAGTATCGCGGCTTCTTTAGGTTTGTTCCGTCCCAGTCCGGGTCGAAAGCGATTCTTGCACCATCTTTTGGCCAAAGGTTCTTAACCGGTCTTCCGCTTCTTCCCGCCCGCGCCCCGACAGTATGTTCTTTCTCAATGCAGCCCTGATCCAGGACAAGAATATCCTCAACGATTGGCTCGATGAATGACCTCCACGAATCAAGACGCGTATTTGGATCTCGCAAAAGATCCTTAATCGTCTTTACGTTTGCTTCGTTGACTTCACCGTTGCCATCAATGCTGACAATGTCCCACTTTGCGCGGCTGATCTGCTGCCTGCGAAGATTAATTGCAGATCTAATCCATGGGTTTGTTCGGGACCACTTGCGAAGCTGATTAACTGAACGCTTCTGCACAGTACCCTTGCCAGCGCCTCGCGCGTAAGGCTGCGAGTCGTAATTTGGAATAAGGATTGCATCCTTTATTGCTTGAACATCAGCTTCTGCTTGCGTGCTTTCAACTTGGCGCTTTACGCGCTCCCACGGCATCATTACCACGAGTCTTGCTCCTTCGGCTTTCTTGTTCTCCAGGACCTTATCGCATTAGAAACAGCCATGCCATCAAGGTCCTTGTTGACAATCTGTCTAGCTTCTGTGTAATTAAAAGGTATAAGTCGCACTCCGTCAACTATACCAACTCCTTTAAATGAAGGAAGCCTTCCCCACCATTTTGGCACAACGAACTTGCCGTCTTCAAACTGCAGCTCGATGCTCTCGCTAATGTCAAGCACTACTTTTCGCCTTCCTCGTCGCCTTCGGACTCATTGTTTGAGCCAATCGCAACCATGGCCATCTCGAGCCCTGCATAATCTTCCATATCAAATGGGTTTTCCTTTCGGAAAGTTTCCCAGAAGCCATCGTACTCCTTGTCGTTAACATGTTCCAGCCTTGTGAGTTCTTCTTCGACATGGCGCTGGTATTTGATCTGCTGGGGAACGCTTCGTTTAACCCTTGAAAGCACCTTGTGGCACTGCTTACAAACGGAGTATCTTTTTTGACCCTTTGCTCTGGGGACCATTGGCTCTGGAATAAGGTCTTGCTCCATATGGTCCTCACCGACCATTATTGTGCATAGGGCGCACCTTGGATGCGCCCGATGTATCTCCTCGTATCTTCTCATGACTGGCGCCAGGGTCTTCTGGATGCGCCGTATAGCCAGCACGATATCGAGAATACCGCCCTCAGCGTCGTTTAGCTCTAAGCACAACCGGCACTTGACTGCCGTATCTTCACACATGCGGCAATTATACATAGACCGTAAATACTAGTCATTGACACGCTATGGTAGATTCATGTAGGAAGCAAAGGTCTTGCAATAATGAATATAAGAGGGGATGATTCGGTGGTGCTTATACGGGACTATCTGCTGACACCGATGTCTAACAGGGGTTCCGATCGGCCTGTCGACGGCCATAAGAATTGGGGGTCTGATCTTGGACTTTAAAATTTACACCAACGCCCTGAAGGCCTATGAGTCTGAAAATGGCGAGCGATATGTAACCGGAACAACTTCTTCAACAATTCGGGACCTGCATGGCGATGAGATGTCGCTGGATGCCCTGAAGACAATGGCTGAAACAGCCAGACAGAATATGACGGTGTTCCTCAATCATAATTACAATGTCCCAGAGGACCTTTTTGGCTCCGCCACGGATGCCCAGATTGTTAGACGATATGACAGCGAAACAAACGAAGAGGTTTATGACCTCGATCTCAATATTCGGGTGGTAAACGAAGACGAAAACCCAGAGGCGCTTCGCGCTTATCGCGCAATCAAGCGCGGGGTTAAGCTTGGTCTCTCCATTGGAGCCCGCGTTGAAAAGGCGCGTCGCAAGGCTGCCGAAGGAGACAGGCCCGAGTCAATCCTTATTGAGAAGGTTCGCCTACTTGAGGCGAGCGTTGTTGGCATTCCTGCCAACCAGAGATCCTACCTGCAGAACGCAGTAAAGAGCCTCCGCTCTGGTAGCGTCGATATTAACGAGCTTGAGGGCGTGATCGAAGAAGAGAAGCCAGAGACAGAAGTAACCTCTAAGGCAGAGGCTGGCTCCGTCATTGCTGGGGACTGGGTTCTCTGGTCAAATGAGGACGGCGAGACAATGTGCGGCGCTGTTGAGTACGTTATGACCGAAGGCACCCTTGGTGCTGAAGGTTCAGAGTATTCAATTGAAGCCACACCAGAAGATCCAGCAGCTCTTGTTCGCATTTATGAGGGCGAAGAGGGGAACTGGGAAGCAACCGAGATGCTCGTTGGCCAAAAGGTCAGCGCTCTCACCAAAATTAATCCGCTCCCTATGGCGGAAGAAGACGAGGAGACAGAAATGTCAGAGACCGAGAAGGATCTCTTCGCTGGGGAGGTCGTTGAGACCGCCGCTGGGGACGAGACCAATGATCTAGAGAAGAAGACCCGCGTGACCGTTACGGTCAGCACGGATTCTGAAGAGAAGCAGCCAGCTGCCGCATCTGTTGCTCCCTCCGCTCCGGATGCGGCAGCCGCGGACTCAGAGGAGAAGCTTGATGAAATCAAGGCTTCTGCCGAAGATGTGGCCGATGGCGAAGTTACTGAGAAGGTAGAGGACGAGAAGGAAGTCGTTGAGGAGGAGCCTGTCGACGCCAATGTCGAGGCCCTGCAAGAGCTCGGCGCTGAGCTCGTTACCGGCGACGCTGAAAAGTCCATTGCCGATGAATCATCCGTACAGCCCGAAGTGGCCGAGGCGGTTGTTATTAGTGTCGAGACCGAGGCCTCTTCCTTTGAGGAAGTGGAGTCGATCGCGAAGTCAGCTCTCGATGCAGCCAATGCTGCTCAGGAGGAGGTTACCGCCCTCGCGGCAAAAGTGACCGAGCTCCTTGAGTCGAAGGCCAAGGTCGAAGAAGATCTTGCGAAAGCGCTCGATCTTATTGATCGCATTAGCGATCTTGGGATCGGTCGAAAGTTCGTCGACAGGAATTCACAGAAGGTCAACGTCAAGGCCGCAGAGCGCGCGCCTTGGTTGAGCCCATATGTTCAGCGCGTCCTTGAGGCGCAAGACGAGGAGTAAAAATGTCTGAAGTACGAGAGAAGTTGGATGACGTCGCGAAGGGCCTAGAGTCCCTCAACGGCGCTCCGATCGGCCGAGATCTCGATGTCGAGAAGAAGTCCGATTTTGATCCTGCTGAGGCCTATGCCGTTCAGCGCGAACTTCGCAAGAAGTTCTCGAAGATGAGCGCATCGGAACTCAACGAGATGCTTGATGTTCAGGCCTCGCGAGAAGTTGGGAAGCAGGCTGATGCCGGTGTCCTTAACCAGCTTGCGTTGTCGAACCCACAGATTGCAAAGGCACTTGACAGCAGCGGTGGTTCGGCGCTTATCCGCCAGGACCTCGAGCCAATCCTTTACAGCCTGTTCGTTAAGAAGTTCCCATTCTTTGACCGCATCCGCAAGGAGCCTGCAAACGGCCTCGTGCACGCGTTCAATCAGCAGACCGCTTACGGTGATGCAGTCTTCCAGACGGAGACCGGCACTGTAACCGACGATAACTCGACGTATGCTCGCCAGACGACCAATGTGGCCGTTCTTGCGACCCGCCGTGGTATCACGCTTAAGAATCAGTTCGCGCTTGGTCAGGGCGGCTCGCCGTTCAATGGCCTTTCGCAGGAGCTTGGCAGCGGCGTAACCGCCATTGCGCACAAGCTTCAGAAGACCCTGTTCCAGGGCAACGCAACCGTTACGACAGCTGCTGGCGCGGCAACCGAGCTTGGTGCTTATGACGCCAACTCGTTTGACGGGCTTCGCAAGCTTCTTGGTACGGCTGCTTCAGCTGGCAACGAGATTGTTGGGAAGGGCACGGCTTCGTACCTTTCAACCATCAATACCGCTGTCGCTGGCGTCCTGGACAACGGTGGCGCTCCGTCGGCCGTCATCTGCACCCCAACCGACTACGCAGGCCTTGTGAATGAGCTTACAAACCTCGTTCGTTACAATGCGCCTTCGCAGACGGAGCAGGCTGCTGGTGCAACCTTCGGTTCCGTCGTGACGGCTGCTGGCTCACTGCCAATCCTTGCCGTTCCTGGCGATGCCATTGGTCAGTACGCAATTTCCGGAACCGACTACCGCGATATGTACGTGGTAGACGAGGCCGGTTGGTCAATGCCATACCTTGGCTCTGACTCAATCACGACGCTCGAGATTCCGATCGGCGTGAACGGTGCCCTTACGCGCCTCTACATCATGTATGTGATGTTCGGGTTTGCAAACAAGGCTCCACAGTTCCAGGCGAAGGTTCGCGTTACGGTCTAATCCGTAAGTATTGCAACTGGGGCCCCAGGATTAATTCCTGGGGCCCCGGAAGCGAAGGAGCAATAAATGTTTGACGATGTTAAGAAGGAAACACCAACGGTTGATGTAAATGCAGTTGCCAAGAAGGCCGTAACCGCAGCTAAGGCTGCGGTTTCAGACGACGAGGTAGTTCGCGTACGAAACCACAGCGGTCTTTCTTCGCTTGTTTTTGGAGACGGCACCGTCGCCCGTTTCCACGAGGGTGTTGCGCGCATTAAGGCTAAGTACCTAGTCCAGGCTGTTGCCCAGGGCTGCACGGTCGAGACTGATGCACCGGCAGCTCCGAAGCAGGAGCTTTCGGCCGCCCAAAAGGCCGAGCTTGAAAAGGTTTTCGGCAAGTCCGAGTAATCAATCTAGCTTCAATGGGGCTCGCAGACACTTTTTTAGTGCAATGCGGGCCCCATTGTTTTAGGATGTGAAAATGATAAGAGTGAACGTATCTGTCCCGAATCCAGCTACCGCAGCCGCAACATATACAGGGATTCAAATCGGTAAGGCCGCGTCCCAGGCCGACGCAAGCGCCCAGACCGGAACGTTTTCCAATCTTGGTACCGTAATAACGCTTGACGCCAAGATCGGTACGTACTCATATTCGGACAGCGATTCACCTTATGGCTACTGGTACGTATGGCGACTGACTGGGAGCTCGAACAACGGCGCCTGGTCAAGTCCGTATCAGGGCGTTGACACTGGCTATGTGACGGTTGCTGAGCTCCGAGAATACGAGCTTGGAGCACTCTCCCTGCCAGATGGAAGCGACTCGAGCGACAACAGGCTTGAAAAGCTGGTTGGCGTCGCCTCCAGGATGGTTGACGGATACTGCGGGTTCTCATTCAGATACAAGACCACAGTTGAGCAGCACAAGTGGAACCAGGAGACAAGAAGGGTGTTTCCGTACTCCAGGCCAATCATTACCGTCAATTCATTTGAGGTATTTGTTAGCAATCAGCAAAAGGCCACTTTCAACCTTTCAGACCTGTTCATAAACACAAGTCAAAACTATGTTGAAGTGACAAGCCTGGCGAACGTAACCTACTCCCTATTCCCGGCAATTGTTGCTCTTGGGCTTATCGATCCGGTAGCCAAGATCAACTATACCCACGGATACACCGTGACGCCTCAGGAGATCAAAGACGCGACTGCGCTGATCGCCATAGACCTCGCCTCAAGGGACGCGCTCTATCAGACCGGAATGGGCCAATTGACAAGGCTTACGGTTGGCGACACAACAATGGAAAGGCTTCCGCAGGTTGCCCCAGGGAAGCAGTCTGCACTGGCAATACCACCAACGGCTGCAGCAATCCTTGATCAGTATATTGCGGTGTCTATTCGATGATCCCAGGGGCGATGACAACCGTCACCCTCAAGCGCAAGGGCATGACGACACAAGACGAAACAGGCACACCAGTAACCACAGATGAAATCATCTGGGTAAAGAAGTGCCACTACCAATCGCTTCGAGAAGACGGGAGCAGGGAGCACGCCAACCCAACCGGGCCAGCATCTAGGCAGGTTTATCGCTTCTGGACACCGTACCTCGAGGGCAGGGATCGCCCTAGGCTGAACGACAGACTGGTGGCGGACTCCTACGAGTTTCGCGTCATCGCGATTGACTTCGAGGCAGTCCGCCACCATCTTCTTGTTCGCGCAGAGAGGGTCGAGCGTTAATTCAGTTTACAGCGCAAAACCTTCATATCGTCCCAACCGTTTGAATCTACCACCAAGGTAAGAATCCCAGTCGGGGCGTCAACCCCAGCAACTTCCTTATACCACTGAGAGCCGCCATCAAGGCTTGGGGCCTGGATATGCGTTCTTGCACCATGCGTTGACATCGCAAGGTGATGGTAGTGGCCCGTCAAGAGAAGCGTGGCATCGGATACAGGCTGCATGCCAAGAGCCTGCTTTGCCCACCAATTCTCCACTTTTCCTACTGCATTGCTGCCGCCTCGTCGAGCCTGATGCCCGTGGGCAAGCCCAACCACCGTCCCGTAGACGTCAAGCGTCAGGGTCAAGTCATTCTTTGGAATCACAAACTTGACGTGTCCAAATGCGTCTGGATTGGCGGAAAGAATCTCTGCCACCTGCTCAAACACGGCAACGTCGTCATTGTCTCCAAAGGTTGTAAACGCCTTACCGCCTCGCCTGTTTTCACCATGGTTCCCAGGCACGCAAGCAACGATCACCTCTGGGGCAAACTTAGACCACTGCATAATGGCCTTCGTAACCAGCCTTCGGGCAACCGTAATTTGCTCTCGACGATCAAGGTCTGCCTGGAACGCCTGCATGTCGTAGTGCCCGTCGCAGTTCTCGATGATGTCACCGAGGCCAACAACAACTAAACGTGATAGCGGCCTGCCAAACTTCCTTAGTTCCTTCCAGCGATTTTCAACCTCATTAATCCCAGCAAGGAATCGTTCAACAATCTTGACGCTTCCGCCGTTTTCGCCCTTGCCGAGCTGCAGGTCTGATATCGCGACAATCATTGCGCTACCGTCTGATGAAACCTCTGGCCTGGAGAACTTGTGCTTCTTAATCTCCTCAACCATCTCCTGGACATCTGAGCCCATCGAGGCGACCTTTCGGACAACCTTGCCCTTCCATTGTCGATTCAATACGCCAAGCGTGTCTCCCCAGACATTGAATAGCACTGGCTCAACAACCTCAAAGTGTTCAGGGTCAAGACCCCAAACTCTAAGAACCGTTGCCCAGTCTGGTGCATTTTCTGCTGGCATTCCAGTGGTCGTAACAGTCCCCTCGTTGCCGTTCCACTGCACGCCTGGCTCCCACCCTTCTGGGTGTTGTCGCCTTGGCTTTTTTGCGTTTTCCATATCTCGCTGAACCGCGAGTATTTTTTCAAATTCTTCGCTCATCGTTCACACCCGCACTGACCGCGACGATGCCGAGACATCGTATGCGGCTTCACGGAATATCCTTTCTGACCCAGCCAGCGAGCGATCGCAGTCGACTGAATCGTTTCGTCTTTCATCGCCTCCTTGAAGGCGGTTTGCTCTTGAGCGGCAAGACGCGTGTACGTCAAGCCGATTGCGCACGATGGGCCCTTCCTTGCGGAGTCCTTGCGCATTTCATCTAGCATGTCATTAACTGACATTTCCATCTCCTTCAACCTTTACCTTGGCATACAGGCCAAGTAAAATGATCATAACAAATAGACGAAAAGTTTTCAACATACGTGTGGATAAAGAAAGACCCCCAGGGTTTCCCCTGGGGGTCTTCTATATTATCGAGAGAAGATTCGGGCTAGTAGGCCCTTCTTTGCCTTGGGCTTTGGTGCCTTTGGCGCTGCCTTCTTCGATGGAGAAGCCTTTTTTGCTGCTGGCTTCTTTGTCTTCTTAGTTGCTGCCATGTCAATTACCGTCCCTTTCTCGGCCATTTGGCCGTGGAACGAGTATATCAGACTCGCGGCTTGGTGTCTTCCTCGTCGTCAAGCGAGCCATAAGCCTCATTGGCGAGGCTCCCTGCAAGCTCGTCAGCGATTCCGTCTCCGTCGGTATCGATAGCAGTTCCCTGAATGTGGGACGTGGAAGCTTTCTCGGCGGCAACGGCCTTCGCCTTGCCTACCCCAAACTTTCCGTCCTCTGGGTTGAGGGCGCGGACGATAACCTGTAGGCACGCTGCCAGACCAGCTGAAACAACCGTTCGGAAGTCGCCGCCGCTGATGTCAAGAAGCGGGATGCCAAGACCAAGAGCAACGGCAATCGAGGTTGCGATAAAGGCACGGGCGGCCTCCAGGAGCATCTCGTCGATTCCGGTGTTGTCTTTAATCCAAATAAGTGCGCTCTTAATCATTATTCAAAATCCTCTCTACTTCTTCTCAATGATGATGACATGCTTGAAGGGCGGGGCGTTGTGCTCTCCGGAGACCCTCTTGGAGTCCGCAATAGCCTTGAGCTGCGCCTCGGTCACGTTGACCGCAAACTGCTCCTTGCCCTTGCCCGAACGCGTTGGGCACGCCCACATCCAGCCCTCTACGGGGTCCCACGCAGCGCAGGTCATATGACCATAGCCAGCGGTGATGTGCGACTTGTCCTTCTTTGCCCAGTATCTCGCCCAGCCCGCATGCCAGGCGCTTACTTCGACTTCCTTCGGGTAGCCAATCGGCTGCTGCACCCACACGGCAAGCGCGGCGCCCTTCTTGCAGCTATTCACGACATCGGCCCAATCCTTTGCCCATCGGGCATTTGCACCAAGCTGCTTGGCGGTCTTGATAAGGTCGCCAAGGGAAGATCCGTTGTCGGATACACCCTGCTTGTCCTTGTGGCCGGTTGCGGCCTCCTTTGCCTTGATTCCGTCCGCGGCAGAGAAATCCTTGCCAGGAGCATATTGATAGACCCAGGAAACAGCAGCGGCGACGCTGGATGGACCGCAGTCGTCCAGAATTCCGCCCTTTTCCTCGTGGTCCAGCTGAGACTTAACCTTAAGCTTCATCTGAAACCCCCTAACTAGAACCCCATTTGAGGCTATGTCATTTTACCAGCGCAAGGCTGGTTTTTCTAGCCTTCTAGTTCTGCGACGCGGGCCTCTAGGGACTTCACCCTACCGATAAGATCCTTGATTACTACGCCCTCAAGTGCCCTAAGCGTGTCATGTTTGATGCCGCGATATGAAGCCCCATCTGAGACTTCAATTGACACAGCCTCTGGGAACAGTGCCTCAACCTCGTCTGCGATAAGCCCCCAACTTTTGATGTCGGGAACCTCGTAATCAATCCCAGCAGATACAAGACCGTAGTCCCGCATTTTTTGGGCATTGTATCTAAAGGTAACCCAGTTAAGCAATTCATATTTGTCTGTTTCTGGAGAAATAGATGAAATATCGCTTTTGAACGCGCGCTCCGATGTCATTGAGCCAGTGCTGTATCGCCTTAAGGATACAGCGGTGCCCGTGCCGCTCCACCCAACTCCAGCTCCCGCGATGGCGGCAATGTTAGTAGGGTTTACTTCTTTAAAAAGAGCACCAGAGGATAGCGCTACTGCGCTAACTGCAGAATCTGCAATTTTTGAGGCTGTTATAGAGTCTGCTGCAAGCATGGCACCTGTAACAGATAAACTTGGGAGTACCAGTGTACCAGTAACACTTAGCCCGGTAGCTGTTACTGCGCCAGAAACTGTTACTGCGTCGTTAAATGTAAAATTGGTTCCGTTATGGTCAATGATATTTGCGGATGAACCTGGGCGAAGCGATGATGCGACTACATAGGAACTAAAAGTTCCATTTCCTGTTACTTTTAGCCCAGTGGTGATAGTCCCAGTATCGTCAACTGAAAAAACAGCAGTACTTCCGTTAAGTACCTGGAATGTTCCAGCGCTGGTGAATCCCATTCGTCCGGTAAAGGTACTTCCGCTCCAGTGACCGGCACGAAATGCCGTACTTGCGGGTACGGCAAATTCTCCGTATGCATTACTCGTATCTGCAAGAATAGATGGATTCACTCCGGAGCCATCAACAACAAGGTTATTAAGTTTTGCGCCAGTCGCTGTCATGATCCCAGCGGCGCTTACTCTGAACGGGGCAGATGCGGCGGTTTGGTTTCCAGCAAAGAATGGGAACGTCCCTGGTGCCATTCCAACCGCGCTTGAACCAGACCCGGAAGTCAGCGAGGAGGGATTGATGTCAAATCCGCCGATTGTTCCTGAGCCCGCAGTAATTTCACCGGTAAAACTTCCAGATGTTGCAGTAATGGCCCCGCTAATGTTGGCGCTTGTAGCGGTAATCTGCCCAGTGTTACTGACGGTAAAATACGTTGAGGTAATTGCATTTGTTCCGCTATTGACCAGAGAGGCCCCGTATGGCAGAACCTCTGTCTCCGCAACAGTTGCGCTTGTCCCGACAGTGTATGAAAACTGAGTTGCAGTGGGCGCTGGGCTTGCAAGGATTGTAAATGTTCCGTTGAACGGAGCGCCGACCTCTGTTATCTTTACGCTATTTCCCGAAGAGTACCCGTGATTGGCTGTCGTTGTAAGCGTTGCAGTCGTTCCCGACTGAGCCTTATGGGAAACATCACGAAGATTACCGACTCCAAATCTTGAGTCAATAACCAGGGCGCCGGACTTTATGACCGAGGCGTCCAGCCCTGCGGTCGAAATAAGCCCTGCGGTGATGCTGTTTGCAACGACATCAGATGACCCGATTGCGTTTTCCCACGCCCCGCCAACGCCAACCTTTCTCAGCCCTGGAGGTGTTCCGCCAAGGTGGTAAACGATTGTTCCTTCGGTGTACGAGGCGCTCGGGAGGGCCGGAAGCGTCGGGCCGCTGAATATCTCTATCGCCTTGAGGCTTGATACAAGCTTTTCCGCGGTAATTGATCCATCCGCAACTGTAACCGTTGGCTCGTTTGGCTCTGTTGGACTGCTTACTTCAGTAAACGAGCTTGCAGTAAGGTCGCTTGAGAGTGACCGTACCTTATAGCGATACTGAAGGGCGTTTGTTAGCCCGCCGTCGTTTACATATGTTGCTTTTGTATTTTGAACAGTTCTAAAGTCTGTAAAATTGTAATAGACGTAGCCGCTGACGCTTGTGGTTGAAATTGTTCCGCTTGTAAGCGATGCAAACGTAAAGCTTGTTGTTGTCGTTGAGGCGACAGACCACTGGCCCTCAAGCGCCATGATGTTGGTTGCTGTTGGCTCAAGGTCAATTCTTATTACGTCACTGACTACAAGGCCATGATTTACGGCAGTTGTAACAGTTACTGTCGACCCGCTTCTTGAAATCTCAGAGATTGCCCTAAATATCGCGTCTTGCCGCTGAATTTCAAATGAGGCGAGTTTTTTGTTTACTTCCCTAGTCTCATCAAAAGACCAGGAAACAGCAACAGATTTGTCGTTTGCGGAAACAGTTAAATCCGAAGGAATATCTGGCGTTGGAGGGACCGGATTTACATCATCAATTTCCCTGATTCTCTCGCTAAGCCTGATAAAAGCGCTTCTCTGCAGCCTTACATCGCCACCTACGGTTATTGTATAGATGATATCCATGCCAAGCATTTTTGCGGCAACAGATTTTACGATCATTGGTTTTGCAATTTCCATCGTATTCCATATAAATGGAATCACGTCTCCAACTTCAGGAACTGGATACACTGAGTCGGACGCGTTTCTCGGCCTCATCTCAAACGTGTATGACTCTATAGGCAGCCCGTTTTCTTTCCAGTACCCCTCGGCAGAAAGCCCTGCGTCGGCAAGCGTTTCTACCCTATCGTCGGTAATTGCCGCCTCTACAATTTTTCCGTTTGTCGCCCAGATTCCTGGCACAAAGTCGTAGTCGACATACTGAACCGGATTGCCGCTCGTATCCGTTAGTGCAACTTTGTTTCCGCTTGAGTCTCTTGTCCTAAACACGGCATAGAGGTGCAGCCTGTTAGCAGTGTTTCCGGACTCTACTGGGCTGCTTGGCACCTCCATTTCATAGATCGGAATGGTGTACGTATTTAAATCCTCAAAGTCCCCATAGCCCATAGCCCCAGTGATCTTGATTACGCTCCAGTCGGTGAAGCTGACCGACCCAGCATAGCCAGTAATGCACTCTCCGACAAGGCCAATGTACGCAGCGGACGCGCTTGAAACGTTAACGATCTTCCACAGCCTTTCCCACTCGCCAACGGAAGAAAGGTCCCCGATGCTGTGCCTGGATATCTCTGTACCAGAGACATTATAAATCGCGTAGTGCGCGTCCATTCTGTTGACGCTGTCGCTTGCCTTCGCCCTAACGGAAATAAAGTATTTTTCGTTTTGCACAACTGGTATCCTGCTTCCAGATGCTGTTGATATCGAAGTGGAAGAGGTGCTGCTGGACACCGTGTACCCCGCTCCATATGGTCCACTAGTGGATGCGCCAAGGGCAAACCCGGATGACGTTGTCCAGCCGTCCAGGCTGCCGTCGTATAGTCCGTTTTCAACAAGTTCTTTCGGTGTTTTTGCCCTATAGTGAAGGTTGGAGGAA